AACTACGTGACATAAACACAGAATTATTCAATGATATAAGAATATTAGATATGTGTTCGGTTACAAAAGATATTATATTCGGCACAAAAGGTGTTAATATGGATGTTATTCAAAAATATAATATACCCGATTATATTACCAAAGTGCTGACCATTTGTGCAGAATTAAATAAATTAGTTGATAAACCGAGCCGTGCAGAAGTAATTGAATATCATACGAAACATAAAGTTACTGAATATGGACCGCAATGGTATAATTTTACAAGCACTATTCAACAAGAATGTATACTCAATTGTATAGATAGAATCAATGAAACATTTACCGTGGAGTCGTAATTTTAATTACACTCCACATCACACCGTTAATCCTCTATTTTTACACCTCTCTTTTTCTCTTTTGGGCTTCAGCCCAAAAGTAAAAAGAGAACAAAAAGGGGGTGTAATAAAAATATGGATTATGCGGTACAGCTCATAATATCAATTTATAGGAATTGCTTAAGCTTTGTCACCAAAGAACAAAAAATTCACGCAGCAAAACAATATGTCACGCTTGTTTAGCTATTAACTAAACAATAATAACAATATTATATTAAGCACGTAAACTCTTTGTTGGCATCGTCCAGAAGCCCGATGATATTTCCATCAGATTTCTAAATAATACCATCTACACTGAATTCTAAGCCCACCAGGGGTGGGCGTGAATTTGGTGTAGAGGCAGTAGCGTTGCACTGGGTTACGAGCCCAGTGCAAACGGTACCACAGTTTTAACAACAATATAGAGGTTTCCTACATTGTTATACGGAAATATTAATATATATTTGGCCGTTTGCCGCATATAAACTCATATCACCAAGAATAAAGCAAACCCCGGCGTTCCCAGGATTTACAATATTTTGTATCTAAGTATTCATTAATGTTTAATTCAATGGTAGTTGAACTCTGCATTAATAAACGCTTCGATACAAAACACACACACACTAAACAAATTAGTTTTTTTCAGTTTCCTGAATTTTAATTTAATTTATAATTATACTATTTTTTTCCGACGCTAAAAACAGTATGAAAAACGTATACTTTATGTCGTTATACCTATCGCGGACAGGATTTTCATGACAAAGGTTACGCGGTAACCTACAATTTAAAACAACACTTCCCAAAAATCAATTTTTGCAAAAATAATAATTATATGCTAAATTTTATTAACTTTATTGTGTTTATACTTAATCACTAAATGCCTAACAAAACATTCATCAATAATTTAACACCTACACCAGATGCCAATGCACCGGATTCCAAATACTCGCTTTCAACTTCAAATGTGTTACCACCCAAATCAATATGTATCCATTTGGAATCCGGTTTCAGAAAACTGGACATAAATAGCGTGCTTGGATAAATATCGCCGCCACAGTCGGTCGATGTATTCCGAACATCTGCGACATCACTCTTTATGGTATCTATAAAATCACTCATATACGGCATTTTAACAACACGTTCACCTTCTTCTTCACCTGCAATAACTAATTTATTGGCCATTACATCGGAATTAACATGGATAAGGGTGCTAAATTTCTTACAGCTTATGGTTTCCTGTTCACCCGTTAACGTGGCTATATCAATCAACTGATATTTTGGCCATTTATCGGCGGCATATGCCAAGCAATCCGCAATGATTAATCGGCCCTCTGCATCAGGGTCCGTTACTTCTACTGTCATTCCGTTATATGCTGTGAGTATATCTCCCGGAACCATTGACCCAGGTCCAATACTATTTTGCGCCATCGGTAACATACCCACAAGGTTTATCGGTAACCCTAATTTTGCGCTACAGAGAATCGATGTAAGAACTATCACCGCACCTGATTTATCACTCTTCATACTTGGCATATCACTCACCGGCTTTAGAGAATAGCCACCAGTATCCTGTGTAATCCCTTTACCAATCATACATAGTCCGTCACCTTTCCCTTTCTGTTTACCCTTTGAACCTAACCCGTTATATTTCAGTATGATAAGACCACTTTGTCGGTCTGGTGTATTACCCTCACCAACGGCTACTAAGAGTCCCATACCCATTTTTGCACATTCATCACGGTTATATATTTCTATGTCTACTGGTATTTTGTGTTCGGATATCACATTTTTAAGGTATGTGCCCATAGAACTGGTATTAAGAATATTCCCGGGTTCATTAATTAAATCCCGGCATGTATACACGCTCTTTATAATTGTTACTAAGTGCCCAATCTCCTTTTGCAATTTACCAGATGCCTTATCACTTATAACAGCAACTGCATAATTATTTGGATTTGCACGCTTTACTTTCGGATGTTGCTGCAATATAAGCTGCTTCTTAGTTTTAGGATTAGCACCTCCGGTAGGTTTAGTTTTTTTTGATTTGCTATCTACCAGCCTAATAGTATTCAGAACCTGATCATGAAATTCAGGTAACCCTTTTTTTGAATGTGTTGTGTCATCGTCAGTAACCGTTTTATATTTTTTAAAAGAATACATTGCTAATAAAAACCCTTCTAATACCTTTAACAAATAACTCGGCTCCGTAACAATTAAGTTAAAGTTACGCAATTCATTTTTCCGTAATGAATGACATATATGACCACCTACCCCGCGTAATGACTCATTAAAGCGATAAAGTGACTTTGATTTTAGCACTTCAGTATCATATGCTAAAAGTATTATATTAATCATACTTTCACGTCCTTGGTCAATAATTTGTAGTGTCATATGGCTTTCTTCTATTTCGCCATTTGATAATTTATCACTAACCTCTTTTAAATATGTCATCACAGCAGTATTATTTTCTATTTCGCGATTGATATATTTTTTGAATATCTGGGTTATATATTTACCCCGAGTATCGAGTTTATTTTTGTCTATAATTACACAACATGTTTTAAAGTCCATGTTGATATCAGGTCTGACCGTATATTGAAAAACATTTTCCAGTTCTGTGTATTTAGTTGTGTTTAATTGTTTTACCATAGTTATTTATTTATAATGGTTATGTATTTATAAGGGTTATATATTTTATGATATTTACTTTTATTTTCTAATAAAGTCATAAACAAATATTATTATGTTATATCACGCTATATTACAACTTAATCAAAAAGCAAAACAAAGCGCTAAACAAAAAAAGCAGACTATTAATCTTACACACCAAAAAGGACATAATAAGACAAAATTAGCAAAGAAACAAACAACAACACAAACAAAGAAAGCAAAAGCACAGATAATAACTCAAACCGCATTTAATAAACAGAATACTATCAATAGGCGCAATGATTTTAAAAAGCTTATCAACTAAACACGCAAAGTAAGATTTTCGTTATAAATAAAATAAATATATTGAATAAATATACTGAATAAATATATTGAATAACATAAAACACTACACAATTAAACTATACACATAAAGCAAATGGTCTTAAAAAAAAGCAAATCATGCAAACGCAAATCATGCACCCGTTCTGGTCAACGGGGCGGCCAAGCATCTTCTTGTATTGCGCAGCCAAACTTAAGCAAATACCTCAATTCAGCATGCTATCAAGCCAACTTACATAATACCAATCCCGAAGCGGGTGACTTATCTTTGGCTCAAGGTGCAGGATTTCTTCCCGGACTTGCAGGGGGTGCCCAACATAATAACCATAAGCAAGAAGCAAAACAAACAGGTGGGCAATGTAGTGCACCAAGCAAACCTGTTACTTTTGCCGAATATAAGGCGGGTGTTAAGAAGTATCTTGGCGTTCTTGACCAGTTTGGCGGCAAACGTGGAAAACGTAAACTGTCTAAACGCAGCAAAACGCAGAAAAAGAAGAATTCACACCAATCTGGTGGCACATATTTTTCCATTAATCCCGAAGAAATGATTGGTGGTCTTCCCCGGGTAGATAAGGGTGATTCTTGCTGTCATGGCGCCGTTCTCGGGGGCAAATTTGTTCAGGGTAATGGCGGACGTGCCATTTGCGGAAACCAAATCGGTGCCGGGGCAGTTAAAAAAACCAAGAAACGCTCTCAGAAGAAACAACATGGTGGCAGTGAACCCGCGTCGTTCCCGGATGCGTTTGCCAATGAAAACGGTAACTTTAGCCCTGATGCCAGCGACAAGGACTTTAGCTGCCGTCAACCATTTTGGGGTGCTAAATGCCGTTAATTTATTGCGGTGTTATTATTAACTTTTTTGCCTTTGTATTGAATAATAAAAAGCAATGAGAGTTATTATATTTTTTTATTATAAAAGTAGAAAATGTCAGAGGACACAGAATCTTCAAGCATAAATATAAAGGGTGGTATATTACAACGAATATATGATAATACATTTGGAACAATATTTGGTGCGATAAATAGTCTTATAGTAAACGGATTGTTTGCCGGATTACCGACAGTATTTTCGGGTATAGTATGGGTGCTTAGGATTGTATTTATGGCATTGTATTATATTCTATTTAATATAGTGCCGTTTCTAATTCAATATGTCGGTATACCGATGTTTATATTGGGTGCAATTTTAGGAATTATGTTCCTCGGTGGACATATGTTATTTATCGTATTGTTTATAGTGGGTATGTATTTCTATATACGTGGCTTATTCAATGTTAAATTAGTATCAAAAGCATCGAAAAATAATTCAAATAGCGTGGCGGCGGCACATGCCGAAAATAACAATGAATTTAAATTTAAATAGGTTCTAAATTATTATTTTTTAATATTATCTCCTAAAAAATATTATCCCGGCAAAATAAATGACACATCTGTCAAAGGGGATATTTATTATTGCAATAGTTTGTATAGTATTATTTATTGCAATTATTGCCATGAAAAAAGAAACGCAAGATACACTGAATAAGAATGAAGGATTTCAACAACGTGAAGTGTATAAAGAGCCAGAAACACAAAAACTATTAGGTCAATTGTATACCAATGTTAAAACGCGTGCATATCTAAACGACCTTATTAAAGCCGATTATATTCAATCTTATCCATGGTTTGTAAGTAATCCCAATGGTGCAACAACATATAACAAGCGATTATTTAACCAATCAAACGATGAAGAACAAATAGAAACACAGAATCAAAATTATTATGACTTCGGCGAAATAACATATATCGGAAACCCATTATAATATTTTACTGCTTTTAAATTTTAAACAAAATAATATTAAATTTACAAAAAATGTTTTAATTTTCTTATAACATGAATATTATTTAAACGGTACCCCACATTACACCGTACTGCACACGCCGAAACATATAGAATGAGTTCAAGCATCACATCCATCGACTACACCACAAACGGTGCTGGAAATATTGGTTGGACAGAAGAATGGCAAGCAAATCGTCGCCAGCAACCTCTCAGCACCACATTTGGTGATTGCGTGTGTTGGATTACCAAAAACAAACCGAACACTTTGGTTCTATCAGGTCCTGGACCTACAGAGCGACATGAAAAGTTGCCAGATAGGGCTGCCGGAAAGTGTTGTCGGTTTGTCCAGATTGGCAAAAATCTCTTTGTCTTTGTCATTGCAAAAGACAGGGAAGGGGGCAATGACAAATGGTTTCTCATTGGCTGGGAAAAAGGAGATTGTCACATTGGTGGCACAATTCCAACCCCTTTGCCAGAGAACGCATTTTTGAAGTCAGTCAGTTTTCCGGATGAGAACACTGTTCATTTGGTATACACAGTTGAAAAAGGATCGTTCAGTGTAGAATTCAGTGGATGAATGCTTTTTTTGTTCTGCCAGCATTCTATGGAGCTTAAAAAATCGTTTTATTTTTTTTTGTGTTTTTTTGGTTATACCATGGAGTCGTGATTTTAATTACACTCCACATCACACCGATAATCCAGGATTTTACACCCCTCCTTCTTGTTCTCCTTTTGCTGGCGCAGCCAGAGAAAAAGGGAGGTGTAATAGAAATCAGGATTACGCGGTACCATCGAGTCTAAATTTATTTTACAATCTCCAGTAACCTGTTTGCCTCAATTATTATTAAGATAAGACGGTAATATAACTAACTAACAAATTAATTATTTACCGTGTAACAAACAAATGTCAGGAAGCCAATCAGCATTAGGCCCCCCATTTACTCTTAATCCAGAACAGGAACATGTATTTGAATGCCTAACTACATTTTGCACCGACATTTCAACAAACCAATCTAAGCAGTTAATTATTACTGGTAGTGCAGGCACAGGAAAAACAAGCATTATAATCTATTATATCATATCAAGTTGGCTTAATACAAAACCGGCGATTTTGGATGTGAATTATATTTTATGTGCACCAACAAACAAGGCAAAGGATGTTATGTATAACAAATATATGGAATATATATCTCCCATCTTACGGAATAAGAAAAATACCGACCATGATTTGCTGGAATTATATCCAACACTTAAACGTAAACTGTATAAAAGTGTGCAATTTAAAACAATAAGTCAGGTGCTCGGAATTAACATACAAATAAATAATGACGGCCTTCAAGAATTTTCAAAGGGGGACCAAACCAAAATTATTCAGAAATATATGAATAACCCCGAATATGAAAACACGGTAATCATCATTGATGAATCCAGTATGGTTGATGCAAATTGTGCAGCCAAATTGGCTTTTATCCCAAGACCAGTTATTTATCTCGGTGATCGGTGCCAATTACCGCCAGTAAATGAAGAATCAAGCACAATATTCACATATAGTCCAGGTCCGGCATGTGATATTGTAAATCTGACAAAGGTTGAAAGAGCACAGGGTGCAATTGTCACCGTAAGTAATCATTTACGTGATAGAATGCTGAGTAACCCGATGCTACCCAATTTAATTGAATTGATATCACCTGCCCAAACATCAACACATTTAACAGATGGCACAATTTGCCTATATCCGTCAAAACCCAATCTATGGCTAAATACATATTTGGCCCGAATTATATCACAGCCTGCTGTGCCCGATATGGGTTTAACATGGACCAATTCACGCTGTTCTATATTAAACAACAAAATGCGGTGCCTAATTTATAATTGGGAAATGTCACAGCTTGCATCATCACCTCTTGAAGAAACACAACCACCCCCATTTCTTATGAAAAATGAAAAAATCATTGTCAAAGATGCATTTTATCAATATGGTGACAAATTATATAGCAGTATGGTGTTATATTTGGCACATATTTCCCCGGAAATACAATATACACCCCTGAGTTTCATGGAATGGATTAATTGCACTTATTACTCATATTTAATTAACTCATCAGCATCGAGTATTATGGGTTCTCACAATATTACATATAAACCGTTAAATCTTGATATGCTTAACTCATTTAAACCTGTAACACATGCCGCAGCAAAGAGCAAAAAACTCACACCGGCAAAAGGTAAAACACTTGCTGACTATGGCTTTGTTAAAGGTAAACATGCCAAAACAACAACAGGTAGCGAGTCTACTATTACAGACTCACCGGCTGAACAACTATCCAAACAATTGAATACCTTACGGTGCACATTTATTCCGGATTACCCATATTATAATATTACTTCTACAGCCGAAAAGGGTGTTATCACTACGGATAAACTCGCAATGAGAAATACTGTAAAATCAACTGCAGCCCAACAATGTAACATTGACATGTTCCAGCTTTTTATGGAAGCAAAAAATTATTCTACCAGCGAAATGTTTGAATTTACAAATACCGGGTTGCCAACCGAAGATTTTAAAGAATATCATATGTTTGCCACACGCAAATTATTCGGGATTCCAGTTGAAAAAGTGTGTTGCCCGCTTTGCGAATTCTTAATGCCCAAACTAATCCCATTTATTCAGGAACATGATACCGATGTATATCGCCTAATCCAATTAACGCATGGCTTAGAGCTATCTTGTCATAACTGTAAAAGCAAAGCATCAACACAATCAAAAACGCAATCCAGCGCATTTAACTTATCTTTACTAACCCCAGCTGGTCAAGAACGATACATCATGATCGAACAAGAAGTGCGCACTATTTTACAAAATTGCTCCGCAAAAAAGATAACGCTTACTAAAGCCGAATATACCCGGTTTAATACATTACTCGAACAAGAAAATACATCGCTCATTGGCCTGTCCAATACCACACCGTTTGTTAACCTTAGTTATATTTTGGGTCATTATTGGAGCCACTGTTTTGCGGATATATTTGCCAAATGGGATTATGGATATTTTATCACGATTCATAAAAGTCAGGGCAGCGATTATGATAACGTATTTCTGGACTATTTTGATTTGGTAAGTAATCCGAAACAAAACGAGCGTGACCGGCTTATTTATACCGGGCTTACACGCGCAAAATCCAAATGCCATATTTATTGCAAATAGCTAAGTGCGTGTTGTTGATAAGAATTATTTGTAAAATTGTTTTTTTATTTAAAATGTTTGTCATTTTATAATCACCCCAACTAACCCAAATAACACTAACTAACTTTGTTAAAGATGTCAGCTGTATTTATTTCGCAATTTATCGCTAACCTACACAATTTGATTAAGTGTAAAGAAAAGCAACAAACAACATTAAGCACATCTGGTCAAAAGGATTCTGCTGAATACAAACAAATACCATTCAAACTGAAATATTATCGCCAATGGTATAATATGCTGATTGCAATTACCGATTGGCCTGTATCTGATGTCTCCGATTCTAAACTCACAAAATGGTTTGAACTTATTAAAGGGAAGTATTCCATGCAAGAATCTCTCATTACAAAAATGAAGGAAGTTCAGGAACATGGAACTATTCTCGAATTACGCGAGCTTTTACCCAAATATCCAATTGCTGAAAACGCAACAACAAAGCCAATAAATACAGAACAGACACAAAGCCAAGAACAGACACAAAGCCAAGAACAGACACAAAGCCAAGAACAGACACAAAGCCAAGGCGAAGCACACAATCAAACACAAACCGCAACAGGACTCAACGTAGAAGCCGTGCCAAAAAAACTCGCTTTAGAGGGCGACCGTCCTGACGATTCAGACCCCCGAGGCCAAAAAATCTACGATATGCGACTTATTCACGGCTTCGGCGAAAAGAATGCCGCCGAATATGTTGATGCCGGATGTACGCTGGAAATTCTACTTAGCGACTGGGATAAATTTGTTGCACATCCGGAATCACAAAATGGTATCATCGATAAGGATTATATTCCGCTATCTACCGGAATGGATGAGACCAAACTAAATCAAACCAAACTCTTTGCACTTAAGGAAGAGATTCTGCGTTCCCGTTTGGCTAAAGTGAGTTCATGGCTCCCTAAACTGCATCATGACCAACTCGTCGGTATCAAATATTTTAAGGATACTGCACAAAAGATTCCGCGTGAAGAGATTGACAAGATTCAGAAATACTGTCAAGTAGTATCCAAATCCCTAAATCCCGGGTTTGAACTTATGTGTTGTGGTAGTTATCGTCGTGGCCGTCCACGTTCTGGCGATGTTGATTGTCTTATGACACATGTTGACCTTAAAACACCGGAAGATATCATCGAATATGAAAATGCAAACGGCAGCATCATCCAAGCCATGGTAACACTCCTAAAGAAGCTCGGATTCGTTACCGATTATTTTACAATTGGTGAAACCAAATTTATGGGCATCTGTAAATTACCATCCAATGCCAAAGGAACATATACTGTCTACCGACATATGGATATTCGGTTTGTGCCTTATAATTCGCGCGGAACGGCAATGCTCTATTTTACCGGAAGTTTTGAATATAACAAACAAATGCGATATAAAGCCAATGACAAAGGTTATATGCTCAGTGAATATGGTATTTTCAAATATACTAAAGACAAAGGGGGTAAAAAAGTAAAAGGCGAACAGGTTCCTACACCATTTCATACAGAAGAAGCTGTATGCGAATGGCTCGGAATGCCATATTTGTCGCCAAACGAACGGGATATCTAAAAGAAGAGCTGAACCAATACACTCAACCCGAGTAATTGCCAGACACTGGATAAGGGTTTAAGAACGGACACATGTTTGCATGCAACTTCGTTCCATAAGTATTTGCCGAACAAGACTAATAATACTAAATAGATGAGTAACAATACTACAGCACTGGTAGATAATTCATTTTTTTCCATAACATTGGTAAAGGATTCATGACCACTCATAGAATCCATCATAACGGTTCCCATTTTGACAAAGGTTTCAATTGCACGCATTTTAAGTAATAAAGTATTTAGCTAAATAAGAGTAATAAGATTATTGTAATATATTATTACTTGTTACAAATATAAAAAAAAATTAATAAAAAAATTCAATTAAATAAAAATATTCAAACGTTAAATGTAATCTCGGATATCCAGCTCAACAAATGATGACTGTTCTTCATTATTGACAAAGAAATATATAATATTTTCGGATGCATTTGCCGCACGACGGTTATTATATTCTTTGTAAATGTGAAGTTCAGTCATATGCTCTTCAGCTATATATACAACCTTAACATCCTTTGTTTCTTCAGCATAATAAATAAATATAATACCTGACCCCTGTTTTTGACGTTCCTGAATATATATATTACATAATTGCTTTGTATATGTTTTTACAAAATTTAATAATTGCTCATAAATGGTCATTGTGTTTTTAGTTTATATTCCGTTGCTTATATTCTTTTACATATGATTCTTGTCTTTTTTTTAAATAAGATTATTAAATAAGCAAAAAGCGAAGAACAAAAAGCGAAGAACAAAAAGCGAAGAACAAAAAGCGAAGAACAAAAAGCGAAAAAGCAAATGGTAGTATTGTCTAACCAAGTTAATAAACTTACGGGAATAACATTATATTCTGCGATAACATCTGCTACTGTATTTCATTTATTAGTAAAATGTGTATTATTACTATTTATAATTTGGGTTGTCTTTAAATGGGAACAAAATACTCATAATCTTGAATTACTACATATTACATACAAACAGAAATCAGTCGTAATAAGTATTATTTGTATATTAGCAATTATAACTGTTTGGTTTCTTAAAAAGCAAAAATTTTATTCAGATGACTTGTTTTTTATGGGAATCATCCTTGTTATTTGGGTCTATGCATGGCGGCAAAATAATACAATTGCTGGGTTTTTATCAAAATTGCCAACACAAACACAGAACTACACACAATTTCAAAAGCAATCACAAGATTTTCTGTTGCCCAGCCCTGGGACAGATATTTTAAGTAATCAAGGTCTTAAAGCAGCACCGGTCACACATATTGCAGATAAGCGGTCGGGTGTCCTGCCAGAACATTATGACTATTTGCCAGATGACATGAAACGCGTGTCTAATCCAGCAGCATTTGACCCATCAGCACCATTGACCTCTACCGATGAATTACCCCAATTTAATCGAATGATTAATTTAATGGAGCCGACAGACCATCCAGTATATAAGTTAACAAATGAAGTATTGACGGCATTGGATGATAAGTGTCTGGCACATGATTCGACAGATGCTGCAAAACCCATAACCGAGTTCATGCGGCAAAATGGCGCGGGTCAAAGTAAATGGGCGTTTTTAGAAGAAAGCGAACAACAAGCAGTTAGTACACATAACATAAATGAAGAGGATAGTAAGCAACTACCAAAATCACTAAACGATAAAACCGCACTAATGGAAATGTTTAATAATAGTTCAGATGATTTAAAAAATAAGTATGATACTCATAACGAATATAACTATGAATCCGATTCAGCTAATAAAAAATATCCAGGTGTAGATAATTATTGTTCGCTACTTGGTAAATGCACTAATGTAAATCTGCCAAATACATATTCTCTGAATATCATTGCTACTAATAAAATTTATCCTCAAAATATCATCTAAATAAATATTAAAACCAACAAAATATATTCCAATTCCTAAAAATGGATAAATTGCAATTAAAAAAAATATTAACAACATTGGCAATGTTATTTGGGATTGTTGTTATAGGATATGCCATATTAACATTTATTTATAGAAAAGACAAAAGCAATAATAAAAAACAACAAGTTGATGACAAATTTGCAGATTTAGTTTTGAATGATGTTACAGCCGGTAACCAAGCAAACAGTGATATTTTAAATTATTATAACTGTTATTTTAATGACAATACACGCAACAATTTATTGACTGGTTCTAATATGGCAAATACAAACTATATTAATAACGCTGGTGTAATTGTAACGCAACTAAATGAGTTATCTGGCAATATTGATGAACTTATGGTTCAGCTCAATAATGATATATTACGCAATATCGGCGAGAATTATGGCCGTGCACATTTATTAAATAAACAACGCGAAGAAATGAAGAAAAAATTAAATGATTTGCCATTGAAAAATATTTAGGGCACCACCGTACCAGCTAATCCCTATTTTTATTACACCCCTCCAGGGGTGTAAAAATTAACGGTGTGATGTGGAGTCGTAATTGAAATTACGACTCCACGGTAGAAGAAGATTTATTTGAACTACTTGGCAATTTACTACTGCTATTTTTAGGTATATTACTTGTTATATCACGTGTAGTATTTTTTTTAGCAAATGACATAGCATTTGAAGTTGTTGATTGTGCTGTATTAGAAGACTGTATTTCTATTTTAGATTTATTTTTAAGAGTTTTATTATTTACCGATTTAACACTATCATTCACCGGTTTAACACTATTATTCGCCGGTTTATTGCTTATAAGTGTAGTTGATACATTATTTATTTTAGGTCGTATATTAGGTTGTATATTAGGTTGTATATTAGGTTGTATATTAGGTTGTATATTAGTACCATTATTATTTAAAATTGTATTGCCAATGGTTGACATTATATTACTCGCTGGTGATTCATTTTTAAGGAGTTTGGAATCAGGTATTTCGCTCGCTGGATTTTCATATTCAACTGGTTCTATAACATCAATATCATCAAGCATTTGGTCAATACCATCCCAAATATTACGCACATTAGCTGGTCTTGATAAATTAGGCACAAGTAGTTTTATTTGTATTACATCCTGAATAATATTTTCAATTGTTTTACCTGTCAAATACTTATTTAACATTTTATAATCCTTATTTTCTGGCGGAATAGAACCATCAGCCCGTGAACCATAAACTTTATATGTCTGATTCAAATGTTTTAACATAGATAATATAATCAAGTCCAACTGTTTTTCATTTATAGGCATTTTATTTGCCATTGGATATGTCAGATATATATCATGATATTTTGCGGGAACCTCCATATATTTCAAAATCTTTCGAAATTCTGTCGGTGTATTAACATCTTCCATAAGCCGACGGTATTTAATCCATAATCTGTAAATATAATATGCCAGAAACTGTTTTTCTGTTATTTTATTATTTATTAATTGGGGTCCAGCCTGTCCTTCTTTGTTTATATTATCATATATTACCATAAGTGTTGTTATAAATGTATCCATGTTTATATTTATTAATTTATATTTTACACATAAAAAACATAAATTAATAAACATAATTAGTCAGTAACTGCCTATTTGCTTGAATATCTTCTATTTCCTTAAGGCGTGCATGCTTTCTAAGACATAAATTCTTCACATCGTCGCTTGGTTCATCTGTAAAAATACCATAATCGTTTTTTTTATCATGAACCCTACAGAATTGTGTTTGGTCATTTTGCCTCACATTCTTACATTGACGTCCATATACTGGAACCGTAGAATTCACAGGATACGACATGTAATCATGTGAGCTTACACCCTTACCGGATGTGCTCACTACACGGGCTAAACATTGATGTGTTACAGATGGCTGAGTTACAGATGGCTGTGTTACATCAAACTTAAATTGTGTCACAACGATATTGGGTTCTTGATTCGCTTTTGCTTTGCGTGTTGCTTTTTTAGGAGCAGTTACTAAAGGCAGTTGTTGTTCGCTTTGAAATTGTGCAGCATCAAATGTAAACAATGGTGTTGTAATGTCTACCAAAGGTGTAACAGTCTTCTCTTTTTTGCCTTTACGCACTGCCTTTTTATTAGGTGTCGGCTGAGGCGCTTCAGTAGTAGACTCTGTCGACTCAGCAAGCCGTTCTTTAATTTTAAGAGTGCTAACATATTCTTTTAGACATTCTAATTCTATTAATAGCATTTCATCATCCATTAATTCCGGATATAATTTATTCATTTTAAAAAGCATGTCACTCAGGTTACGATATACATAATTACGAATAATAAATTCTTCCATGTTGGTATAATAGTAAAACAATTATATTATAATTAATAACATATACTTTAACCCGAACAATTTTTTTACCAATAATCAATTAAATTAAAATATTGGCACAAAATAATATAATATATAATTTATAGCAAATCTATCACATTTAATCATCCTTTTACAATGGTAAAGAAAAATCAATCAAGAAAACGCCGCACAACCCAAAAAGGCGGTGTCGGCTACAAACTCGATGTTTTTAAAAACTGCAAAATTGGCGGTCTACCCGAAGTAGTTGCAACAAGTGACTGCCCACCTGTCGGGCCAGGTGATTCACATTTCGCACAAGCCCTATATGGCGGTTCTAAACGCAAAACACGCCGAGCTAAAAAACTTTCGCGCCGCCAAACCAAAAAACGCAACACCCGCAAATAAATAATATTAGTTTAATATTAGTTTAGTACCGTGAAGTCGTAATTTTAATTACACTCTCAAGTAACCCATTTTGTCAATCTTTTACACCACTAAAGGGTGTAAAAGAATTTGAGACAAATCGGTATTAGTTTAGTATTAGTTTGTTTTTGTATTTTTTATTATAGTTTTAATTGTAAGTTACACGTTTCCCTGTCATATTTTATAAGTTATAAGTTATAAGTTATAAGTTATAAGTTATAAGTTATATATATATTCATGATGTCCCAAAGTAATATTTCAGTTCTACTTGAAGCAAAAAACGAATATAATAAACATTTAGTTACGATATTCAAAGAGCACATTATACGTATTATAAAAAATATTTATATTGATTCTGAATCATTATGTGCGCAAGAAAATACACCCGAAAACGTATTTATGGTTTTTCAGGATAATCTTAGCAAAATTAAAAATTGGTCTGGTTCAAAGCTTGGTAATGAATATAATGAAATAAAACGCCGTTCTGGCTGCGATTGGTTAGATGACCTGATAAAAGTTATTTTTATTACCAATATTAAAATTATGACCATGGCTAATAAAGTGAAAAAAGATAAAGAAATAAGTATTAAGATACCTGCAGGCACACAAATATTATATTTATGTATTTTGGATTCAGCACGAAAAATATGGACACGACCGTACTTGTTTAATAAGCGTAATAACATGGAATATCAGCGTAACATGGCAGAAGTAAATACTATCGTGGAAAGCGCAATCAACGAAGTGTTAAGGGCACAATTACCTGTTAAAAATATTTTACAGGAATATCTTGATTTGAGTGGTGCCGAAACTACTACTGAAACGCCTAACGTTGAAGTTACGCAAAAAGTTATTAAGAAATTGGTTGCAAAAGAATTATCAAACCTAAATAATCAACAGCAACAGTCAGCTGCTAATTTGGAACCAAAACCAACAAATAAATACAAATCCAAAATTGCTGAGCTACTTGCAAAACCTGCAACAAACAAAATATTACCACATGATCCAGATACTGATTTGATAGACATTGACGGCGCGACACCTATTGGTGAACCCGTTAAACCCATTGTCGCGGTTGCGGAACCCGTTGATGAACCTGTTAAACCTATTGCACCCGAATCCGTTGCTGAACCCGTTGCACCCGAATCCGTTGCTGAACCCGTTGCACCCGAATCCGTTGCTGAACCCGTTGCACCCGAACCCGTTGCACCCGAACCCGTAGCTATTGTTACTGCTGAACCCGTTGCGCCCGAACCTGTTGCCGAACCCGTTGCGCCCGTCACAGAGTTAATATCAAATACTACACCAGTAATTTCTAAAAATAATTTATCTTCATCATCAAAATCATCAACATCGTTAAATGATTTATTATCATCAACCGAATTAGCCGAGTTGGATTTAGAATTAGAAGAGTTTTCAATTGATTCTCTTATTAATCAAAAAAAAGCACTATCACCTATAAAAGTTAAAAAGACAACACCTGGTAATATTGTATTCTTTAAGTCGGCACCAAAGTTTCAGGGGTAATTACCGCTCACACTGATTTTTTCGTCTTCCTTTTTGTTCTCTTTTTGCTTTTGGGCTTCAGCCCAAAAGAGAAAAAGAGAGGTGTAATTAAAATAGGGATTAGACGGTAACCAAGTTAGGATTGGCAGGCTTAATGATTTGCCGGTATTCAGCTGCATATTCCGCTTCATATTGCATTTTAAGCACTGCTTGCTCCGGCGTCAAATCGCATTGTTTAGCAGTCATTAAGCCATATATTTCGGGATTAACCGGCAAACCAGCCGCCTGATAATTGTTTTCCAGCGACATAGTCCAACAACGGAAGCATACAGGAACAAGTAGACCTGACTTTGCCTTGTTTGTTCCAGCAGAGTAATAACCCTGTGCTTCGACAGATGTAAATGGAACCTGTAGCGTATATTCACTCGGACCAAAGATAAAGAATGCCGGTGGCCAATCTTTAGCACCATGGTACTTATTACCTATGATTTTAGCAATCACACGGTTAATCCGTATCTTGAACCCACAGCATTGACATTTGCCCCATGGAACACATTTGAAATATGCTTTCCATGCATCGGCACAGTTACCCGGCTTCAGACCAAGATACCGCAAATGTTCCAAATTGGGTTCAATTGTAATAATCCTTTGTTGGACAGTTTCGCTTACACATGATTCATCCATGTTATTTAAAAACAGTCAGTTCTCTTTTTAGTATTATGCATTTAGCATTATTCATTTATAATTAGTATTATCATGCATCAATTTTTTACATTTTTATAAAATTACCCACCGAAAATAATATTAAGAGCAAATAAAGAACAAAGAAAGAACTTAACTAAGCAAGAACTTAACTAAGCAAAAACTAAAATAATAATTATGGACAGAAACCGTAAAATTGCAATATGGGTTATACTCATTTTTGCCGTATTAGTATACAATATGTACAACCCATTCTTAACAAGCAATGCTATCGAACTCTATGACAAAGTTAAAACATATACCTTAGGCAAACAGTATCATGATACCGCAAAGCGGGAAATCCATGACATTGAAGAGGAATCATTACGCCGGGTTAACACGGTTATGGGTGGCACGGATGAAGTTAATGCAACGAGCAAACATGATTATTTAGCTCGGCCATCAATTCAAGAAGGGTTTGGCACCGATACTTTTGAACTTCAACTCTTTTATAAATCCGTTGGCTGTGAACCAAGCCGCCAAATACTTCCAGTATGGTATCAAGTCACCGCGGCATTACCTAAAAGCACTAACGTATCCTACCGCGAATTTAACTGTGACAAACTTAATGCCAATGGCGTAACAATTTGTGCAGCCCCATATAACATAACCGCTGTCCCGACAATTAAAATTAAAAAGACGACGAGCACTGGAGTGGAATCTACCCTGGAATTTACAGGTTCCAGGTCATATCGCAATATCAGTCAGTGGCTTGCGTCACATGGGCTTGTGTTGTCATTTAATGAGTCGTATAATACCATGGAAATGTTTGGTGATGTTAATTCAGCAACCGATGCCAAAGAACAATTTGCGGATGCCAATACTGGTATAACTGGGTCAGTGGGCAACATGATTATGTCGGCAGATGGTAATTTGCGAAAGGGTGCGGATGAAGAATGGATAAAGGCGGCTGCGCAGAACGAATTTGGCGAATATCATGATGTAACTGACGGCTGTTATCTGGCATCATTTAGCAAGTGTAACGAAGGCTCACGTAACCCGGGCTTTCAAATATTTACCCATCGCGGACAATATGGATGTGTATACCCGGATATAAATACCGGTATTGCCACGGATTTTGACGCGGCATTCACGGTTGCCGACCAATATTTAAGCACATGTGTTCCTCCTAAATTTGACGCCGATACCGGAACAGAAGTGCCGATGACCCCGGGTGAACGCCGTAATCAAATGGCGAAATGTGCTATCAAATACCGGAATCAATTACGCTCATTTGGCTTATGTGACGAGAATAAACTGAATGATAAATATACAATACCTAAAAAAATAAAGGAAGGCAAGATGCAAACTCCTTTGCCAGATATGACGGCCGAAGATTATCAAGGAGCTGCCGATAGCGCCGCCGCGATTTATACTGCATGCTCAGTATGAGCATGAAGATGAAACGGCATGTTCCGTTTAGGAAGATGAAGATGAAACAGCATGCACAGTATGAGAATGATGATGAAACGGCATGTTCCGTTTAGGAAGATGAAGATGAAACGGCATGTTCCGTTTAGGAAGATGAAGATGAAACGGCATGCTCAGTATAAGCGTGAAGATGATTCGCAAAACCAATATTAATTTATTTGTCAACTGTAACAAATTTTTTCTTTTCTTTATCATATTTTATATTGATATTCGCATCATATGTCATACCTGTATCATAATCAACTAAATATGATGCATTTTGCCAAACTTTCACAGAATTAATATTTGATGGTTCCATTATTATAGTTTTCCAATTATATTTTTTAAGCGATATATATACCTTAATTAATACTAATAATAATTTAATGTAATTCTAACAATTTTTCTTACCGGATAATAAAGAATACAAATACAAAGCACCAACAAAAAAAATAAAGCAAAATGTCATCAACAACAGACAGACGCATTCAGGCAATCAATCAGGCAATTATTAGGTCTGCATATGATGAAGAAATTGATGAAAGGACTTACACCAAAGAACCATTTGAAGGCGGATATAATCGCCAACGCGGGCGGTTAATATTTGGGGTTCTGTTTATTATTTTGTTAGGAATGTTATACATGAAATTAAAAAAGCGGAAGTAATATGTTGCCGGGGTGTAATTAATTATTTACGGTTTTGTTTCTTTGTTTTACGGTTTTGTTTCTTTGATATTTGGTTGCGTTTCTTTGTTTTCCGTGCACCGCCTGTAAATTTAAATTTGGCATCAATTTTATTTATAGTTTGGTCATTACCAAATACTAAAGTAGGATTAGATGGAATAGCTTTATATTCTTCTATAATTGCAGTATCTATACCCTCTAAGTAAAATTTATCATAGAATTCTGTTTTTTCAATTTTGTATTGTATATGGGTTTTTATATTATCCCTATTCAGTTTACTTATATTATCTAAATTAGTAAACGCAGCATTACTATTTAAAACTAATATGTAAAATAAATTATTAATTATTTCCAGATAAACGAAATTTATTTTTAAATAATTTTCTGCATTATAAATTCTATTATAAAACCCACTAAAATTAGCAAATGGATATGCTAATATGTTGTTTATATCTTTCTGTTTTATAATTTTATCTATTTCTGCTTTACTAATAATTTTATCTATTTCTGTAGCAAATGTAGTATTGATACTATTTAAATTTTTTATGCGTTCGGTCTGTTTATTTTTATTTGCTTCATTTTTTGCATTTGCATTTGGATTTTCTAACTTTTTAAATATATTATCATTCCACCACGTATACAATCTATACATATATTTAGTTATAGTATCTTGATTTGTTTGTAAGGTTTTTAATATTTTTAATTGATTAGCAATCTGATTTTTCATGATAATTGTTAAATTTAGGTCTGCACTTGTTAATAATTTTGCGTCTGCACGAAGTGGTGTTGTGTTATCTATTTTATATACTTTTACTGTTATTTCATCAGTAAAATTAAATTTGTCTAGCGTATTATCTATCGATGTCATTTTGCGCATTTCTTTTTCGCCAGAAAAAAAATCTACATGTCTTTTTATTACAGGGACAGGAATTAAATTATTTGATTGCGGTTGCGGTTGCGGTTGCGGTTGCGATTGCGGTTGCGGTTGCGATTGCGGTTGCGGTTGCGGTTGCGGTTGCGGTTGCGGTTGCGGTTGCGGTTGCGGTTGCGGTTGCGGTTGCGCATGTGCTGCTACTCTTGCACTTGGTATATCAAACATTAAATTAGCATAATTATCCATATTCGTAGCATTTGAATAAAATGGCACATTTAATTTTGATAAGTTACGTTCTTCAACTGTAGTATCAGGATTAGCATTATCTTGGCAACCAATAATAATATTTTTATAAGCAATTGTATCACATGATAAGTTACTACTTAATACCAAATAATAACCGTTATTTTGTAATCCGCCAGTTACTGTTATTGATTTAGAATTATTGTTATTCCTACCCGCTTTATATTTATATACTTGTGTATCGCCATTCTTATAGATTATAGAGCCAGCCACTGGAAGATTTGGACCATTAACTGTAATTAGTTTAGCATTGGCTTGTTCATATTTAATCTTGCTAAATACTATATTTGGGCTGGTATTATCTTTTAATGTGAGTGGATATACCCATAATTGATTCGATTGCAGTGTCGCCATTTGTGGCAGTTGTAATGGCGCACGTAATGTATCACGTCGTAATGTCGCACGTCGCATTGTCCGTGTTGCACTGTGCGGGTCTACACTTTTCAATTCTTCCACCGCTTCCTTTTTTTCATTTATCTCAGAGCCAGTGTCAGAACTACCTCCCAATACAAATGAAAAATATGCCAATGCATCGGCACTTGCGTATGGTGTTAATTTTTGGGTAGCCTTTCCAATAGTGTTACCGTTCATTAAAATATAATCAGTGAACAGTGCATTTAGCCGTAAGAATACCAATATCTTTGTCAGAACCTTATTGAATTTAACCCGGACTTCTTCCTTACTTCCCTGAGTAGTTTGTAATGATGATTCATTATTCAGAATATCCATTAATAGATTCCGGTAATATTGAATCAAATTAATCATGCCATCCGTTCCAATCTTTGCAATGCTACTTGTTAGTAAACCATTAAAATTGCCATTGAGTAATAACATTGCAAAATCATTATAACCCGTTTTAACCAATGACTTATCAATTGTTCCAACATCTGAACCCGTTGCCGTTTTACGAGATAATAAGTTTTCAGTTCGGGTAAGAGAATCATTAACACGCTGAATATTTTGCGCCAGAATCTTAATTGATTCAACATATTTATGAATACCAAGAATAAGGTTCATTGTTTCTACAAATTTGGTCTGTTCAGCGTAATCTGTTCTGAATAATATACCCAAATTATCAAATACCGATTTTCCGCCATCCCATGCGCTTCCAAATAATTCAGGGAGTGAAAAAATATCAGCGACTGAATAAACTATTTTACCGGCAATCTTAAGAGGGTTAAGGGTACCACCGGATAAAGTTATACCTTTTGCACTTGGTGCAGGGGGAACTAAGTTTGCGTCTACATCCGCACTTTGTAATCCTGCAAATATTTTCATGCCATACTCATCTGATTCATTATCCGTAAATATATTTCTTACAGTATCTTTATAAGTTTGGGTATCGGTATTACTTTCAACCAGCTTACCCAATACTTCTCGGACATTAGGATTATCTTGAAATTGCCATTTTATAAATGCCGCCGCAAAAGCTACTATTTTTTCAGGTAATTCATTAAATTTATTGCTTGGAGTAGTATTGGTATTGGTACCATGTTTACTTAAAAACTCGCTTAATACTTTGGCACAGCGCATAATTGTTCTTTCGGTTGTATCTTTAACCTTCTTTGTTCCAAGTGGATTAGTTGATATGGCCTTCCAATATTCACTTGGATACTCTACCCATGTTGGTATAAGTGTTGGCAAATATATTCCTTTTTTATGTCCTTCATCATCTACGCTTAATATACCCATATATGCCAAGTTTTTAACAATTGTATCGGCATTTATTTTAATACTATCCTTTTGGAATTCAGTATCATCTTTAAACATACCTGTATAAAACATATTAAATTTAGTCTCACGGCGCACATTGTATAACCCACGTGCCTCTTGTTTAATATATTCCTTCTCAGCATCATTTAGAGTCTTCCATAATTTACGGGCGCTATCTACAGACCATGCAGCACCGAATGCCTGTGTCCATCCGCCACTATTTTCTTTTTCCAGAATATCGGTAAGCGCATCCCATGCTTTATCAAATGAAGTATAACGGTATATGTTCGATGCAATCCACGGCATATATAATGCTGCCGGAATTGTTAACACACCACCTGATATATAGCCCGCTAATAATGCTGTGCCAATTGTTTTGCCAACAACGCTAAAAAAACGCTTTACATAAGAGTCCGTTTTATCTTGTAATGCGGTAGAATCTAATACGCGTTTGAATACCTGTGCAATTGATTTAAGCCCTTTTTTAGTATCATCGGAACCATTGATAAGTATTGAATATTTTGTGGTATAATCATCCGTAATACCGAACATTTGTTTTATGCTATTTGTTTCGGCTGTATTAGTTGTGGCTGTATTATTTGTTGCTGTTGTATCTGCGGATGTATTATCAGATACCGACTTTAATAACCCGAATACCCGGCCAAATGTGTAGTTATCCCCATATAAGTCATCCATATATCGCTTTAATGGACCCAAGTATGTCGCATTTGACAATTTCTGATTCATTGTGTTTTCAATCTTGATATTGATTAGTTTGCTCAATTCGGCATTTGACGCCAGACTTGAAAGACTTAATAACTCTTCTGGCGTCATACATGCTAATTCGAGTAAAGTAAACGGAATCTTGCGATTTTGTCCACCCTCTGTAGCAATTGATGCCTTATCAAATTGAACCCGTAATATCTCTGCTTTGTCTTTCTCAGAATCGTTAGCGCTATTAAATGTAAATACTTGGTTATTGCGTGTTAAGAATTTATTAATATCTTCATCGGCTAATACATAACCAAGGCGACTATAATTGTTTTTCTCAATAAAGCTTGTGTCTGCAATATTTGTAAAGTAATTAACCAAATATGTTTCGTAGAATAACGGTAACCCAGATGCCATACGTCCCATATTTGTTCCCAATGGTATATTACTGTCGCCGGAATCATCATCAAAATTTAATACACCCATCTCAAACTTTATCAAATAGCTAAAGTAATTAAGTTCCATAAATATACTTTCTTCACCAATCGCTTTATCTTCGCCTTTATCACTGCCAAATATAGATGCAGTGTAAAGTATTTTATCTAATTTACTACCTGAACTAATAAAGTGGGGGCTATTTACAAAATCAACCACATACTTATAATATTTCTTTAATTCAGTTTTTCTAAATTTAAAATATGATAGGTTATCATCTGTAGTTACAGTTAATGCACCACCTGTTTGTGTTAAAGAAGCCGTGTCACTTAAATTTTGTTGCTCGTTATACGCAATTATATCAAGGTGTGCGTCTGTTCCATCCCATTCGACAGGGCTATTAGATTGTTGTGCTCCACCCTTTATTAATGCAGTGCTATATTTTATGTCAAGTTCTGCATATAACTGTTGTTCGGCCTCTTTAGTGTTTGTAACCGGGCGTGTCATACCAGTTTCACCCCTTAATAAATTTTGGTAATGCCGTTTCAAGAAATTAATAAATTCTTTGAATATGCTCGGTTCCGGTGTGCGTGTCAAAGAACTAATTATAGATTCTATACCCTGTATTTTATCATTAGTAATTGATGACAAATCAGCAGGTGCATTGAATTCTGTTGGTATAACTTTGAGATTCGTTTTTTGAGATGTGTTAGTATTTAACCCCGCAATAACGGTATTAATTATATTCCGTTGTTCTTGTGGTGTGAGTGTATCAAAGGTTAACATCATACCTTCTAAATAATGAATTACATTTCGGTAAAATTGTGCAGTTTGGTTAGTGCTAATTTGTTCTGCATTCATTAAAACATTGTCAATTACATTTAATAACTGAGATATGTCTTGTGTCATTGTACCCGAAACAGTTGCTAAACTTTGGGTATAACGGTAATAATCAGATTCATACTCTTTTTTAGACCGCAACGCTTTAAACTTTTTACGGTGATATGACAATTCATCAAACTTAGGTAACCCATATATTTTAAGCCATTCATCTTGCAATTTCATAACACGCGCAATATTTGGATATAAATGATACAACATGTGATAAACCCTATACATCAAGGCAATATATTTTGCATCAATACGTAATTTGGGCTTTTTTTGTCCAGGGGTTTGGTCTTGAAAAAAGGGCTTAATAACGCTTATTTGCTTATTTCCTTCGGATTTATATTCATAAAATATACGTTTGTTACCGCCAATAACCGTATAAAGTTTGTGAATATTACCCATTGATAATTTGGATGCAATTGCATCTAATTTGCTCATTAATTCTTTTGTAACATCATCGGTTGTTATGCCGGAATTCCCTTTCTTTAATACCTCAGTAGACTTAAACTTTGCCAAATTAGTTAATTCCATATTCATCGTTATCGCATTTATACTATATTGGCTACTATATTGGCTTGCGCGTGATATATCACTACCACCATATAGGAGTTCATGATTACCGTTTAGTATTTGGCTGGCTTCAGGAGTATTAAAAAGGCGTTTTAGCCGAACAATGAATTTATCCAAATGGTAATTATATTGCAACTGGTCTCGGCGAAATCTGAAAAGTGCACATATAAATGCAGTTTTATTTTCATGTTTTTTGGTTGCAATCTGTGCCTGTGGAAGTGTTGCATTCGCATTAAAAACTTCATTATATAAGTCTTTGAAGTTAGTAATACCGGTTTTGGTCTTTACAAATGTCGCTACTTGCACAATTGCCTTTGATGCTTTAAAAAGCTTTTGTATACCTTCTTTTAGGCCCTTTGCTCCTGTTTTCAAAACCCCTTTCATAAATCTAATAAATTCCTTGTCACATTTGGCTAAGAAATTTTCACGTGTATTGCGACGCATCATACTAAGCGAATAAACTATATCATAATACGTTTCTTTATTTGTGCCAACAGAAAGAGTAGTGTAATCAGATACTTGTATTCCATTTGCCGAATGTAAATTAAACGCCGCCGTATTACTTTGTAATATACCAATTAAGTTTTTATAAACCTTACTTTTGATACCCGGGTCACTTGGTCTTATATGACTGTATACACGTTGCCAAAAACCCATTAATAAATAATAAAGGTATTCAAGATATATGATTTGGCCATCTAATGACTCTTTTTTAAAAAACATTCGCTTAAATTCATTCTTTTTAGCATTTGCAAAGTTGCCAAAGCCTATTTTTTTATTCCTTTCTAATATTTCAGCATCATCTAAATTTAATGATTGTATGGGTGATGTAGTTAATGGTGGTTGTTTATTAGGATTAGACACTGCTTGCCCAATTGATTTATAAAAATTTCCTAAAGAGGAAGCGCCACCACCGATAATAGTTTGTTTTTTTGTTTTTTTAATTGGTATAATATCATTTTGTAACTGTTTTTTTGTTTTAACTTTATGATGTGCTTTTGATAACTGTTTTTTAATATTTTTTTCTTTTTGATGCAGCGCTTTGGCCTTTACTTTTTTTATGCTATAATTTGATATGTATTTGTTTGCATTTAATTTTTGTGGTTCTTTTATGTCATTCATGTTACACGGTTTTAATTTTAATAAATATTTTTTAAATACTAAACAACCATTAAAATATTTATTAAAAAACTGTATAAATAATAAAAAGCGTATATATTAACATATATATATTATCATATAAAGTATAATTTAATATGGTTAATGCAATTAAACAAAGTAGTATAATAAAAACAAAGAAGAAACGTATTGCAAAAAAGGGAAACTTAATAGGTGGTAAGAAATTGGGAGAAGGTGGATATGGCTGTGTAGTAAAGCCGGCAATTCCATGCATTAATAAAAAAGTGGGGCCTAACGAAATTTCAAAAATTATACATGTTAGGGATTCTAAAGAGTATTTGAAGGAGCTTGATATTAATTATAAATTATTGAAAGCAGACCCTAAACAAAAGTATTTTGTTCTTTCAAAACAAGAATGCATTTTAGATATTCATAATGCATTATCAAGATATCCAAAAGATTTTATAGAAACAAAATTTTATGATAAGAAAGGAAAAGATTATTCTATTATTGACCCTAAAAGCAAAAAAATATCAAAAAACAACATTAAACAGGAATTATGCAAGATTGACAGAACACGTAAACCACGTAACATAATTATGGATTATGGCGGTGAAGACCTTATTGATGTTATATACAGGGCATATTCACATAATTTTAATCTCTGTAAAAAATATGCCCTATATATATTCAAAAATATACTCAAAGGCATTAAGCTAATGCATGAAAACAAAATTGCACATCGGGATATCAAACCGGAGAATCTTATCTTCCTCGCAGTTAAAAAACGTCATAGACAAACTGGCAGGTTAATTGAAGTACCTTTAGTTCGTATTATTGATTTTGGATTGGCTCAAGATGTTTCTAAATTAAATAGAAATGTAATTAATGATGACACCGTTAGTCGTCGTGGTACAACTGGATATAAACCAATTGACATCGATATTTTACGATATTTAGCAGTTTATTCAAAGCAATATGATATTGATGAACCCGTCGTAAAAGAGAAAACAGTTGAAGTAGCATTAACAGTATTCAGTGATGAAAGTCTTAGCACTGTATATTATATTACTAAAAAAGATTTGGAAACTGATATCGATTATATAAAAGATGATGCCCAACTACAAAGGAAGAAACTTATTCTTGCTACCAATGATGCTAAAACTCTGTTTGATAGATATAAAAACGAATTAAAAAAGGGGTTATTACCAGAAAAATACTTTAGCGATATCAATGGTTATATATACAAATCCGATATTTTTGCATTAGGTGTAACAATTCAGCGTATTGCAAATAAATTAGAAATTATAGACAATAAAGTATTTGATTTAATTCAGCAAATGACACGGTTTGACCCAAATGACCGTCCTAATATTAATCAATGTTTAGCACATCCCCTTTTTAAATCTAAATCTGCACAATCTGTATAATTATTTTATTCGCTTAATAAAGAATTAATAAAGCATTAATAAAGAATTAATAAAGAATTAATAAAGAATTAATAAAGAATAAAATAAAATTGTTTTATTTTTATAATTATTTGGCATCATAATCATTTTGTTTCATAATTTATCCTCATACAACGCAATAGGCGTTTAGAGGATAAAATGTCCCTATTTAACTTAGACACCCAACTTAACACTAATATTATTGATTTAAGCGGTATCAAGATAAATATTAATCAGACTCCCAACCCAGACAACACATTTAATGCAATTTCTGATTCATCTCTCACATCGAATGATGACGCCGAATTAGCAGCTATTACAAATAATACATGTTCTGTTCAACCAACACCAGAAAAAAAGAAAAGGGCATACAAACCCCGTGTTAAAAAAGATGCACAACCGAGTGTAACAGCTGCACCCAGTAATGACGGAATATTAATTGCATCATTTGATGGCGAAAATCCGGCAGATGCACTTAATCAATTACTCGATTCTGTCCATGATTTTTCAATTAATGAATCACTATTTAAACCCGAAGAATTAGAATTAAACCCCGTAACTGATGTATTTATTAAAAATAGCCGGATTAAAAATGATGAACTCGTTAAATATTATATACTCAAATACAAGATTTGTGATTATAACTGTTCCGGTAAATTTTGCCCTATGAAATCTGGTATTTGGCGCCGACGTCCGGCATATCTAATTCTTAACCGGAAAAACAATAAGGCATCTGACCTAACCATTCCTAATATTTCGCTTATTTGCCCAAATTGTTATGTCCAAGATAAAGGAGCTGAGTTATTCAATAAATTTAAAAATCAAAGCGAGTCTAAATGTGTCGGCTGTGGATATCCTGTCAAAAAAGGGTATGAACTCTGTTATGTTTGCACCGAAAAAGTGCGCAAGTTAAGTGTATTATCAACTGCGGATGATATGGCTGAATTAACACTTCGCACTTCGGTTACTATTCCGAATATTAAACAAAAACAACAACATGCAGAACCCACATTCGGATTGGCATCATTTAGCACGGATATAGATAAAGAAATGCAGGAACTCGGCATTAAATTTGCAAATTCAAATGTATCAGGAGTTACTACATCAAATACGAATTCAAGCGCTATAACAATGCCTGTTATGATAGATATTGATGCGGAGTTAACCAAGTATAAAAATATTTTGGATAGTGATATGGGCGGACAAACCAAAACAAAACGGAAACCAACCATCCCGTCTGGCGATGTGCATTATACCAAACATAAACCAATTAATACAGCCATTACTAATTCAACACTCAATACTAATGTAACCCAAGATTTATTAGACCAACTTGCCGATATTTAGTTAGTCGGGTTATTTTTTATCTACCCTGGATCACCACGACGCCCTGCAAGCCCCTTGTCTCCGCGCTCACCCTTATCCCCGCGCTCACCCTTATCCCCGCGCTCACCTTTATCCCCCCGCTCACCCTTATCCCCCCGCTCTCCCTTTTCACCAGTGTCTCCCATACACCCTTTTTCCCCGCGTTCACCTTGTATTCCCATAGGGCCAAATGGACCCTGTAAACCACGTTCACCCTTATCCCCGCGTTCACCCTTATCCCCCTGTTCACCCTTATCCCCTCGCACACCCTTGTCTCCACATTCACCTTTGTCGCCGCGTTCACCTCGTTCTCCTGGAAGACCACGCTCTCCTCGTTCTCCGGGTGGGCCTTGTATACCGGAATCACCGATTGGTCCCTTTTCCCCCCGTTCACCTGGTGGTCCACGGGGTCCCAATTGGCCGTAGCGGTCTGTTAATATTTGACCGATTTTGGCGGCAAATTTTTCATAGTCGAGCCCAACTTCAGGGTCGACGATATTATTCAGGTGATTTAATGCAAATGCAAATTCGTCTATTTTTTGCTTTAATCCTGTATTTTCTTCTTTAACAAGGAGTATGGTTTGTGTTTGGACCTTTATTTGATTTTTTAAGTCATTAAGTTGCTGTATCAACGTTTCTAATATTTGCGTTTGTAAAGCGTCATCCATTTGGTTAAAATACTAATATACTAATATGCTAATATGCTAATTTGCTATTTTTTAAACTACTATTTCAATTGAATATTTATTTAATACATATGGATAAAAAACAATAAGTCAAATAAACACAAGTAATAAAACTAATCATTCAAAATTTTTTCAGAAACTCTAAGCCATAATTTATACCCAAAAAAGCCAATTAGTGCCAATAATGTAATTACGGTTGCAATCGAATAATATAATTCAATGCGATACCCAAAAGTATTATTTTGTGCTAAATCATAATTTTTATCAATAACCTGTTTTTTTGTGATTAGACGGTCTTGTTTATTTTCGATAAGTTCGTGTTGGCTATTTAAATCGCGTTGCCGGACACTAATACTTTCAATCATGTTATTAAGACTGGAAATCTGTGTTTTTTTATTTTCTATTTGCTTGTTAATTAAGTCTTGTAACCTGATGGCTTTGTCATTCGCTGTTGCATATTCACTACCTTTTATCTTTTCTGCTTCGGCGGTTAGTTCATTAATAAGGTCATCAATTTGACTACCTTCATGTGTACGGAGTTCATTGTTTATACTGAACTGAATATATTTTAATAGGTCTTCTGAAATATCAAGCTCACGATTATCTTTTTTATCAAAATAATAATTCATAATATCACCCTGAGACTTCACCATATTATACATTTTGTTTTTTATAAGCGATAAGAACTCAATTTGTGCCAGTATCATATAATAATTCAGTTTAGCTGCGTTTATCTTTGACAGTAAATCATCTATAAGCGCCGCGGTTTCATCATTTTTTATACCGGTAGACTCGGCGGATATTATATCTGTATCCGGACTAATACGTTCAATATACCAATATTTTGCACCAGTATTTGAAATGGCAACCGGATTATCTGCAATTAAATAGCGACCGGGATACTTTGCGGATTCGAACGTATATAAATATTGTGATGGCCCCCCTTGTGATAATTTAAAATAACAATTATCAGTTAATTCAGTTCCAGTTACGCTAATTGTTTTGTCCTGCTCAATCAGTAAATATGTGTTAGTATTGGCACTCAATATCGTATATGAACCTGCATATTTACCCGTGCGCCGAAGCTCAATTATAAACGTGATATATTCTTGTGTTTCTTGTGTAAGTTCTGCCGGTGCCATATACACACTCGACGGTATCCCTGGCCTGATTGACATATATGATTTTTTGTCAGCAGATGCGAGAAAGCATTTAATTTGTTTGGCCTTTGTTAAATCATTATAGAGCATATCACTTCCTTGGGATTCCGACATACCAAAACTATATTCTTTTGATGTTTTTGCCATTTTGTAGAGTTCTAAATCAATATTTTGACCTTCAAATGTAAATGAACGGCGACAATTTTCGAGTTCGGCCTCTGTTAAAAGGCCTTCTTTGTTTAAGTTATCACATAGTTTTAATACTTTTTGTTTAGTTTCCTGGTAATTCATTTTATGCTAATAATTTTATGCTAATAATTTTATGCTAATATATATATATATATGTTTATATATCAACCCTAAATATTAATATATTTTGTCCTTTATTACTTTATTATAAGTTTATTATCCTGTTGTAAAAAACCGTTTTGTCAAAACCGTTGTAAAAATTGTTTATTTCTCTAAACCATATTATATTCTATTTATAAAACCGAATATAAAAGGAATATATATAAAAGGAATATAAGCCGAGTATAATACAAATGTCTACGCCCACAAAAACAAATCATATATTACTTGGACTTGTTGGAGTCGAACGTTCTGGTAAAGATACTATTGCTGACCATCTTGTTCGTAATTATGGTTTTAAAAAATATAGTTTGGCAGCACCAATCCGTGATATTGGTAAACTCATGTTCGGCTGGACAGATGACCAACTTATGGGCTCTAAAAAAGATATTATTGACCCCGAGACCAATATAAAACCCCGTGACTTCTTAACATGGTTTGGCACAGAAATATGTCAATTTGAAATTTATAATAAGTTTCCTCAGTTATCCGAATCAATCCCGCCCCGCACTATATGGGCTAATATGATGCGTAATTATATTGAATCTAATATCACTACTAACCCAATTATTATTACTGATATACGGTTTAAACATGAAGCCGACACATTTGAAAAGCTCGGCGGCATACTTATTTATGTGTCACGCAAAGGAAAAGAAACGCCAGAGCAATTGGCTAAATATGACCTTACTGACCTTATCACATCCCGAATTAAATATGTATTTGACAATAATTATGATATAGAAACCAGTAAAAAAATGATAAATGATATGATTTTCACATTAAAAACAAAAAATGATGACACAACTATAATTACAAATACCTATTACGATACATCTAATTGCAGCTTGTTTATTTAAGATTTTTAAGATTTTGGTTTAGAGTTTAAGTTTTTTTTTCATTTTTTCCCTGGCTGTCATAAATATATCGATGATTTTATGCGGCAAATGGCTTGCAACTTCAAGGCGATTACCCCGTTCTTCATTAATATTATACTCATGGTAAACAATAAAATTAGGCCTAATATGCAACACATCATGTAATACACTTTCTTCAATACTTGCAATTACAGGACTATATTTGACAACATATTTATTTGACCGACCACCCTCAAATACCGCCAATTGTGTAAAAAAACCAAAGTATACACCAATCATAATACGTTCATCTATAGACCATGTTTGTATGGGTCCTAAGTCAACCGGACCAGTAATCTTAGTATTTTGAAACATATCTTGCATACTAAATTCATCACCTTCAATAAATGCTCGTAACCTATCATGTGACTTAATTTTTGCTTGGGTTGCATAACCCGATGATATTACACTTGCCTTTTGTGATTGCGAACTTTGACCACCACCCCGTGCATAATAAGACGCACCACGACATCTATGTAAGTGTTGCTTTACTCCAACCATTGAACTATATGCCGACGAACACCCGGGTTTTGCTTGTAGTCCGGCACTTGCAAATAAATCCCGTGACGGGATATTTATTAAAGATGCATTTGTTAAATCAAGAACGCTAATATCTGCCAAATATTCAATTCCGCCACCTGCTTGTTTTTGCATAGGTTTCCCGGGATATATTTTAATAAGGTTCAGCGCTTTAATATCATCATAGTTCTGTATAACAATCTTTGTAATTGAATCGATTGACGCTTTAATCTTCTTCATTCTATTTGGCTGAATTTGATAACGTTTTTCCCATTCACGTAACTTATTTGGCGGAACCCGACACCATTCTAAATACAGATTCAAAAGCGATAAATGCTCGCCAAGTGGATGTGCAAAAAACTTCATATTACCCATTAACTTACGCATTAATACCGAGTCATCTTCCATACCAACCGGCTTATAAAACATATCAGAAAATGCTTTGATATTGGATAGTATACCGGCCAAATATATCGTTTCAATAAGAACGCCAGTATAATAGCCCATACAAATCATACGCACAATATGGTAATTATATTTGCCAAATGCTGCACATATTCGCGCAAACGGGGTTATACGTCCATTCTTATCTATACAATCATAATATAGCAAGTTGCGAAATCCAACTTTGATATTTTCCCGATAATTTTCCAGGGGTTCGATGAGCTTGCCCAAAAATGCAAGACATCGGTCAATGGTTTGTATGTTTGGCAATAAAAGTATTCCTAATAAATCATCAGTAATATCTTGTGTCATAATTTCCGGGTCTGGAAACCCTTTAAATGCATTCAGATATTGGTCTTTACTATACGTATGAATACAATAACCATTATTTGTGCGTCCTGTGCGACCACATCGCTGAGTGATATTGGCCCGCGCTACATATCTTTTATAACTGGCAAACCCATAGAGCACTGGGTTAAACTGAACTGTAAAATCCCGCCCTGTATCAAATACATATGCCAACGGGTCACTAAATGTTATAGATGATTCGGCGACAGGTGTGCTAAGAATAACTTTGATTTTATATGGTGCTCCTTTTGTGCCGGATTCACTATTGGCTTTTTCCAATCCATTTTCGTCAAGTGCAATATTCATATCTATCCCCTCAGTATCCTTTGTAAAAACCATAACATATGGCCGATATTTATATGAGTTTTTATTTGCCATTGCATCTAAATAGCGTTTTACTTGCAGTCCTTCACTACCACTGGCTATAAATGCTAAGATATCCCGACCATACTTCATAAAACGTTTTCCTTGTTGGTCTATATTACCAGGTCCGAGTAATAGGTCCATTTTACTATTATCTTTTAATAATGCATCGATTTCTGTCTGTAATTTTTTGAGGCCCTGTGATGGTGTCACCGTTTCGGGCTGATAAATATGTTCGATATTATAATTGCCAGGGACTTCTTTGGGTTCATAAACGGTAAATTTGTCACCCAACCCCAGCACATTAAAATAATTCAAGAATGTCTGTGCATTTACTGTTGCCGACATAATAATTACTTTAAAGTCTGGACGTCGTTTACAAATATCTATAACGAGACCCAGTAATATATCAATACTTACACTGCGTTCATGTGCTTCATCTATTATGATTCCTGCATACCCTTCCAAGTTTGGATTGCTCTTTGTAATCATTACCTTTATCGTGCCGTCAGTACTAAATAAGAGTTTAGTCGCTTTATCACTTTTTGGGGTTTGCATATCACCATATTTATAGCCAACGTAAAAATCCTTTTCTCGTGCCCAAATTTCTTTACCCGTTTTTTCATTCTTTACGGATAAGTGTACATCCATTAATTGTGCGGCATATTCCCCCGCTTTACGCGTTGTTTTTTGCCGAGGTGTTGTACATATTACCGGTGTTTTATAACCAAAATAATGCAAAAAAAGCTTTGGTACTATAACTGTTTTACCAACACCCGTTGGCGCAATAATAAGCACTATCTGATAATTATGTATTTTTTGTAATATTTCAAACCGGTCTTCCCATGTTCTATAACCACTCCAGCCTTTATTTACACCATCTTTCATTTTTATTGCCTCTTTTTTATATTCGGAAGAATACGGCATTTTTGTAAATGGATTAAGATATTTACCTTCCGGGTCTAATATACCATCTTCACGTAAACTATATTTTGCAGGCATATATATATATGTTATGTATATATGGTATGTATATATGGTATGTATATATGGTATGTATATATGTGTTCTTATTAATTTAGTATTTTTTATTAAAAAGTTAAAAAAACTATTAATTTATTAAAAGCATAATAAATGTGCATTTTGTGTTAGAGTTAACAAAATCTACATAAAATCAATATCTGGACTTTGACACATTACATTAATAGGCAGTTTACGAATATCTTCATAACCATATGCATGGTCATTGCAGAATATTTGCCCTTTTTCAAACAGTTTAGTATCAATTGTACGTAAACATGAACGACCGTGAACAATACCATTTTCATCAATGTATGTATCGGGTGGGTAGTTATCCAAGAATTCTGGTTCCATATGGTCAATCATAAATAATTGATTACCAATTCGGGCACAACATTGTTCAACATCCATATTTATTTTGTCATGCCACATATTACTACTTTTTGTTTCGGTTACATTGCATTCGTCTAAAGATTCTGTAATATTGCTATCTTCATCAAATACATTGTAAGGTGATTGGTATGATGATTCTCGCATTTTCTGCAACCTGTCATCAATTGGCTCTTTTTTAGAAATTGGATTTAATCCTAACGCGGAGCGCTTCAGATTTAATTCACTTATAGCTTGTGCAGATGTACCGCTCACACTGAATTCTAAGGCAGTACCGTTGCAATGGGATACAAGACCTGTGGAAACTGTTGTATTTGAAAATTGAGTCATATACTCATCTATTTCGGGTTCATATTTTTTAATACTATTTACGCTTAAATATTCCATTGTGGATGTCTTTGGAGTTGGTATACCGCCAAGACTCAAATTATCGTACACCTCCTCCTCTCCGTTCCGGAAAGAGAGGTTCGATAATGAGTCTTTCGTAGTACCGCCAATAATCTTTGCAAACATATGACTCTGTGCCATATGAATATTATTAAGTAGAGTTTGGATTATATTAAATCCAACATCCATAAATTCAGTATCGGTATGTGCATCTTTATGTAGTTCAAGAAAGCGTTCAAGTGCTGTTTTAACTGCTGTGTTTGCAAGCTCCATTACCGATGTGATTCGCAAATGTTCGCGATTTAAAAACTAATGTTAAGTTTTATCAATTAAATTGTAAAACTATAAATATAAAAAAGGGAAAACAATTTTATTAAGCTTTATTAAGCTTTATTGCAATAGTTACGCCCACTCACACAGAATTAACCAGAAAACCCACCAATAATATACCAATTGCTACCATCTGTTTGTAGTTCACGTGCATAGTTTACGGTACTAATAGTTATACTCGCTGAACCATCAATATTTTTACCATTACCGCTAATTGTAACTGAATTTGTGCCTGCAATCCGCTTAATTGTAAACTTGCGCCCAGTATATTCAGAACTGGTTACAGGTAATGTAACTGTTATAGGTGCCGATGTTGTATCAACCAATATAGTTGCATAGTCCCATTCAACTACAAATGGTGTTGTTGATGTTGATCGGATATCTGATGATTGCGGCCCCCTAAATATATTAACATAATTATTTGCAGTGCTCATATCTCGCAGTTGTAGCACACTGTTTGATGTTGTATCGACACCATATCGCAATGCAACGAGATTACTTACTTGGCTATCAATATTCGATACAAACGACATCAATCCCTTATTGCATTGGTCACCCGAAACGGTTAAATGATATGTTTGTTCTTCAGTAGGGAAATTGCTACTGCCTATATTCACCAACCCATATTTATTCACATGCAGACCGGGATAATTAATACGGTATTGTGAACCCACATTTGACAAATCGAAGCTGGGTGTAGTAGTCACGGTGATACTTCGCGTATTGCTGAATAATGTATTACCGCCAACGCCACTTTGCAATGCGTATGACCTTAAGTTAGACCCGTCAAATATTTCAATTGTACCAGACCTTAATAAATTATATACCGGACTCGATGTCACAAAGATATTCTGATCAAAAACGATACTATTTCCATTTATAGAAACTATATTTGATGTAAATATATCTGCGGTTTCTGCTAATAATGGCCCTGCATGAAACGGTGTATTTGGTTTCTGTGTATGTATACCCACATTACCTGTTGATGTTATTGCCATCCGAGAAAGTGGTCCCAGACCTTGTTCTGCAGCAGAACTGTAATTATTGGTGCAGAAATCAATACGCCCTGTTGGTTCCTGGTCATTTACCGGTGCATCATTAGATACAGTGATAAGTGCTAACGCACCACGGTCTATATTTTGGTCCGTATTATAACTGTGTTGGCCATAAAATCGTATATTGGTTGCTTCTGCAAATGTGCCAGTTGCATTTTGATTACTGAAATATGCCGTATTTAATGGCAAGTTTTGCTTACCCGTAATCATAAAGTCAGCAGATATGACTTGTATTGTGCTGTATGGATTACTATTACCGAAATTTATCGCGCCATCACCATAGAAACTGGCAACATGGTTCAATCCCGTCGTTGTATTGGCACCATTAAGTTCGACTGTCATCCTGGCAATATTATCGCTCCCGGTGCCAGCATGATTTACACTCATTTTGCCGAGTAATGTTTCCGTTGCCGCGGTATTAAAGCCCGAAAACGTTAAAGACGTATTACGCGCAAAATCCGCATATGTTCCGGCACTTGCGGTATTCGAAAGACATAAACCATTCTTATCTTCGGATTCTTGGCCTGAACCACGGACTTCCAGTTTACTATTGCCAATTGTCGATTTACCGGCACCAATTACCATATCGCCGAAAAAATCAAGAGACATCACCGCGGAATTGTCCAGATTCGTCGCCGAAACAATACTCGGCCTTATGGTTGCATATGAAAAATATGCCGGCGATGCACCAGATAATACTGACGGAACAATACGGTTAACAACCAATTGTGTATCACTGTTTACCTGAACAACTTTGAAAGACCTGGCGGCAACCTTATCACCTGAATCATCAACTTCATTCAGTTTGTTATCTATATAGATAAAGTCACCGGCGCGTATTTCTTTGGTAAACTGTGTATTGAGCCCATTTACAGTAGTGCTTTGGTAGGTAACAATAAGTGTTCCGGTTATTTGGCGATAAACATTATTTTTAAGATTAGCACTCAATACACTACCCGTATCATCAAGTGTAAACCCGGGTTCATAATCTTGATATGTTTGATTTGCGCCCAGGGTCTGAATTTGAAATTGTGCCCGGGTTTCACTGCCATATGTATAAAGCCGTGCAATTTCTATGTTAGATAACGCCGTGCGATAAACCCGGATTTCATCCATCATACCCCGATAGAAGTTGCCTGATGCCGCGACATTGGAACCTATATACACAGGCAAATTGGTAGATACTGTTTTAAGGGGGTTAGCCAACACACCTGATTCGGGTAATGCGGTACCATCTACCCAAACCCTGAATTTATCGTTTATATAATTAAACACTAAATGATGCCATGCCGAATTATTGATACGGATATCATTACTATAGGATTCAAATGTAGCTGTTCCAGTTACTGATTCCTCATAACGGATAACGGGATGTAAACGTCCGACACCGTCTAAATCATTCAGGAAGAACTGAACCGCGCCACCACTTGCGCTATATACATCTGCCGTGCCAATACTAAATATATCATAGCGCGTATTATCAAATACATTAGTATCAATCTTAGTCCACATTGAAAATGCAAACGTATCATTATTTGCAATACGACACATGAGACTATTTAATTCTGCCGAAGACCCCGAAATACTGCCAATCGTCGGTGTCGGAACCAATAACACACTGTTATTACCATTGAACATGAGACCATTGTTTATTTTTCCACTTTGCCAACACGAATTTACATCAAAGTTAACCAGTTGCGCCGTCTGAACCAATGTTGGCGCGGCGTTTGGCGTAGATACGCTTTGACTGCTAAAGATTCCGGAATCATGTGCAACCAACTCACCTGATGTTTCGTCCAGCTTAAAATATGCCATTAAATTCTCAGCATTTGGATATAAATCCTGGTAGTTATCACTGTATTTAACCTTGATACGCGCCATTTCTTGTCCGTCACCATTTACAAAGTTTATATTGTGCGTATCATATTCAGTTTCTATACGGTCTGGAGTGCTGGTTTCCAATATGATTCCGGCAGTATCTATATTTGCCGGATTATGGGATGGTATAGTCTTTGCATGAATTAATGCAGTTGGCTGGGCCGTTCCAAGACCCATATTACCGTCATTAGTAACAGTGTATACAGCTGTTTGGTTATCCATATGAATTAAATATGAATCTGGACCAATCAATTGTTGAAATACCCCGGTTTTGCTTAAATCAAGCGAACTTGAACTAAAATTTATACTATATCCGAGAATATTACCTTGTCCCGTTTTAAGGGGGCAAACATACGGGTCAACTTGGCGCAATCCAATAACCGTTTGACCAATAAGCCCTTCATTGCTTATAGCGACACCATTACTTAATGCAAGTCGGCGGTAATAAATATTGGGTTCATATCCATTTTGCCAAACGCATATGGTTTCATCGACTTCATTATGAGTTATTACAGGCAATGTCCTGAATGCATAAAAGTTACTGTTTTGTGTGATAAAGTTCAATGGGTTAGATGTCGGGTTTAATTCATCGCGCAAACGGTCATTAACCATAGCGGATACATTAACCTGTTTACGCCATTCTAAATTATCAACCGAAGCGCCACCAATATTTGATGTATATCGCGCAACATTTACTGATTTGGGGTCTTTTGAAAGTGTAACGACTACGTTTGATGGTGTCAAGAGTGTATTGTCTACTATATTGGCTATCTTTTCAACAAATGTACCGTCATTGCCCTCAAAATAAATTATTTCGCCCTTTAAAAATGTTCCGTTTACACTATTTATAGTTAGGGTTTGTGTGCCCGTTGATGGATTCGGCCCAGATGCACCATTTAAGTTGCCATTAGCGCCACTACTAAGGCCATATACCGTGACTGCTGGCGAAGAACCTACAAATGTTGAATAATCATAAGTTCCACTGTAATTTGTTGAATAAGCAACTAAAAAGCCACCTTCTCCCACCTTGGCATAATTGTCACTTATTGGGCAAGCACTAACCAAACCATCTGTAAGAGTAAAACTACCTAAATCGGTGGATATATCCGTCCCTGTATTAGTTATGTTTTGAGTTGAACCATATTGCACATAGGTATTCGCTGCTTGGCGTTGATATATATTATACTGTAATTGGTATCGTGGGTCAAGCGCATATAACTGTTTCTGATATGCAACTGCAAAGCCACCAGGACAAAATGGGTCATATGCACTTAATGGTGTTACAAATGGATATACGTAATTGTTTCCGCTATCTGTTGTTATTGTTCCACTTATGACACTGATACCAGAATTGGATACAATAGTATACTTAACAGCATAATTACTGGTAGGTGTTGTTTTTTCGGCATATGTAACTACATAATTACCATCTTTGAGCCCTGCAACACGTGGAGTAATCTGAATATTTGATGTTGCAGCTGCAATATTTATTTCAGTACTTGCGGGCTCATTACCATTTTGGAAAATACGCCCTTGAATTTGATAATTTGTATTTGAACTATTACTTGTCCAGACAACCATATAATCATCACTCAATATATTACCACTTTTAGCAATATGAGGTTCTACTTGATTACCATAATCTGTTACATTAACACGGAAACTAATACCATTCTTGTCGCCATTTGCCGTAAAATAATTGGCATAAATATTATGATTGCTGGTGTCCCATTCTTGGCTTTCATATGCGACTACATATCCGCCGGTATTCAAATCCGTTGATACTGGAATTTGCTGATAACCGAGAAGATTTGCACCATTGGAATTATTAATTTGACTACTATTCACATATATGTTATCATTGACCAATAACGGTGCATTAAAGTTAGAAGTTAGCCGGAGCCGGGCATCTATGTTCTTTTCGCTGACACCAATACTACCGTCCGCTGTAATACGAAGACGTTCTTGGTCGGCTGTCTTTATAACAAGGTCACTGTTTGTCACTGTGCCGAGGTAGGCGCTATACGGCGAACTTGTATAAAAGGTTTGCACGCGGCTTAATGCCATATTCCCTGTTATTCCGCTAATTACATTAGAACCAATGTTACTATTTAGCAGTAATACTGGCGTGTTATTGGAAACTGATAATACTACATTACCATTAATATTGCTCAGGGTATTAGAACCTGCAATGTATAGATTCGAATCAACAATTGCAGTGATTTTGGCAAGCACAATCCAATATTGACCCATGGTATATGACGATGCACCATTGTCACTGAATGATATATATACGCCATTTGTCAGGGGATAACGTTGATTAAGTGCCCATGCAATTGGTACATACGTATCTGCCCATGTTGCGCCAGCATCGGTTGACCATCTAAACGTATTACCACCACTATATGCCGTTGTTCCATCTATTTCAATCTTAATCACTATACTACTGAGACCTGTATATGTGCCGCCGGCTGTCAGAGTATCGGGAGCATATGTCGAATCAACCGGCAAAATAATCGTTCCCAAATCGGTAATTGTTGTTGTTCGGCTATCCTGTTGAAAATATATCTTCTTACCAATGTCATTGTATACAAATTCGGGGCCTTCTACTGGGATAATTTGGGTGCCATATTGAAACCCTATATAATCCCGATACTTGGCAAAAGAACTGTTTGACGAATAAACACCAAATGTATTTATTACACGATGTCCACCGTCTGGGTCACTACCCTTTATACGGAGTTCCGGTGAAATATTGATATTTGCGCTGATTATTTCGACGCCATTGGTTTCAGGAACGGTATTGGATGCCGCACTTACAAACACTTCCAGTTGATAGTCATCCAGCGACACTTCTTCGTTAACAAGCACATTACCGTCTGCAGTCACTTTCAACGCTACACCAGCAGTATCACCGTTTGTGTCAAGGATTATTTCGCCTCCCGCTGTGGTTTGAAGAAGTATATGCTCGCTTGCGATTATGTTCACAAAATCCGATAAAAGATTTATATTAATGTTGGATTCCAGGGTAATGTTTCCCGTGGTATTACTACCAAACACAATATCACCTGTAGTGTTTATATCTATAGGTCCTGTTGTATCAAATGTTAGACCCCCGTTTCCAGAAAGAAATGTGATACCACCATTTGCCGTATTGCTTGCGTTAAGGATAATTGCATTACTGGTTGCATTACCGGATACGAATGCAATTTGGCCATTGCTCGTGACGACACCATAATTACCCTGAGTTAGGAGTGCTGTTTGGTTACCGGTTGTTTTGGTAAACACCGTGCTGGCGTTGTTGTTTATACTGTCCATATTGAGTGACATATAATTATTAACGAGCATATGCCGCCCGGAACTTGTGTTTAAGTCAATACTACGCTGTGTTCCCAAGTTTTTTGCAAGGTTTTTATTTTGATTCAATGATGATGCCATATACCCTTATTTATTGTTTGGTTATTATTTCTGGTTATTATTTCGGGTTATTATTTTGGGTTATTGTTTCCGGTTTCTTATTATTTAAAATTATATATTTTTATGTTTCTTTAACCAACAAATAAGTCGCATGGTGCTGGGGAGTAAAACGTCATAAATAGTAAAAATTAACAAAAAATCGTTATATATATATGCATTAATTTATATTATTGTTTATCACACACTTCTGTCAAAACATGGCAGTTCTTCGCAATTACTTTGAAAGAGTCCGTGATAAGTGCAATGCACTCTTTGCAGGATACGACACCTGCAACTTCGATGCTCAGAGACGTGTTATCACCGTCACAGCTGACGGTGTGTGCATCCGTGTCAGTCCGTCTTTGGATGACACTGGCAAAATTATCGTGATCATTGTCCAGTCTTTTGACGGACGTGCCTTTGGCGCAGTGTTTCATGTCACACACATGTCTATGATCACAACAAACGAAAACTTTGTCGTTGCATCTGTTAATGACGACGATGTGCACTTCAGTGACATTGAATCGACTGTCATGGACATTTGCAATGCGAACCGCGACGTCCTTGAGACACTCCTTCTGTTGGAGTGAGCATCTCACAAAAGGGGTCACGCGGCTTGTGCTTTTTCTTTTTAACTTTATTCTCATATTACTGTCATGTCTCAATTATTATTACACCCTAAAGGGGTGTAAAATATTAGACAAACGGGTTACCGTCGAGTCGTAATAGGCGTTTATAGTATAAAAATAGCAATTATGGGTAAAATAACAAAAATTGTAACTTTGCCAATCGTAAAACTATTTTATTTTTCCACCACACACACCACACACCACACCCACCGACAATTATGTCGTTCTTCAACACCGACGACGAAGAGTCCAATGGGTTCCCCGAGCTCATCGAAGAGCCCAACGGGTTCCCCGACCACAACACACTTTTCGGTGTGCCAGAGAATCCGGACGTGCCAAAGATTCCGGACGTGCCAGAGAATCCGGCCGTGCCAGAAGCCCTCCGCCTCCCGGAAGACTTAGGGCTGTTCCTACAGATTCTCATGGATCTACGGAACGCGGCTTCCGAGAACACCGAGAACGCGGCTTCCGACCCGAACATCGTTCCGGGACTGTCACCCAGCAGCTTGATTGCAGCGGTCAGCCCTTATCTGGCCCTTCTGACAAACCGCGAGTGGCGCTGGATGATGAACGAGCTCAGTATTTGGTCTCTGATCTCCAGACTGCCCGAGATTTTCGTCGGGTTCACCACGTCCGTTGTTGACAACAAGGCACATGGCCCGGCGATCTCCACTGAGAATGATTCAGGCAACATTATGATTTGCCTGGCCAAAGATGGTTCGGGTATTCTTGTGAACATTGTATATGTTCACATGGGACTTGTGTATGCAGCGTCGTTCATCGTTGACCCGATGAACACAATCGTTGTAAACAACGCCAACGGCGTCCCCCTCAATGAGGAGATTGTCGTCGCACAGTTTGTCGATGGCGATGTGATCCACAGCGACGTCGTTCATCCGGCTGTCACCTTGATTTATGGCGCCCACGAAGAGATCCTCAAGGCGATTCTCCTCTCTTCAGCCTGATCCGTGTCCCTCCTCTTCTCAGCTTCTCCTCTTCTCATTTTCTTATGTGAATGTGCTTTTTGTTTTTGTTTTTCTATTAATGATAGGAGCTGCTAATTGTGATAATGATTTTGTCGTTGTCGTTGCCTTTGCCGTTGAACGGTGTGCTCTTCTTCTTTTTTGTGTTAAAAAAGAAAATCCTTCATTGGTCGGCATTAGTTTTGTAAAATAGTTGCTTACTATTATTATTAAACTTATGATGATAATTATAATAATTAAAATTCTTTTTATCATTTTATAATTTATAAATACTATTATTCTTGAATAGTGCTATTCAAATTAGATATTATTTTTTTACCGTAGAGTGTAATTAAAATAGGAATTACGCGGTACCGTCGAGTCTAAAATTCTTTTACACTCTCCTGTAACCCGTTTGTTCATTATTTTACACCCCTTTGGGGTGTAATAATAATTAAGACCAGACGGTATTGTAAAACTATCAGTTTTCTTTTGTTTTAATTTATTAAACAGGTTATATACCAATAAAATAATTCAATACCCATAAATAATAACTAAACAAAACATAAATAAAACATAAATGGTATCTGCAGGATTATTAGATTTAGTAGCACATGGTGTTCAGGATATATATCTCATAGGTAACCCCCAAATGACATATTTCAAAGCCGTATACAAACGCCATACCAATTTCACAATGGAAAGTATACGTGCGGTATTTGAAGGTAATGCCGATTTCGGTAATAAAGTTGTCTGTAAAATACCGCGCAATGGCGACCTTATCCATACCATGGTTCTCGAAGTAGACCTCCCCGAATTGACTGCAACGGGTAGTGATAGCCAACATAGTATCCGGTATATATCCAATATCGGGTATAATATGATAGATTACTGTGACTTACGTATCGGGTCTCAACTTATTGACCGTCAATATGGCGAATGGATGCAAATCTGGGCCGATTTAACATATGACGACGAAAAGAAGCAGGCTTTTGACCAAATGATAAAGACCGACGCACAAAATGGTCCAATGACGGTGTATATTCCATTTCAGTTCTGGTTTTGCCGGCATATCGCGTCATCATTACCACTGTGTGCGTTATTATACCATGAAGTCGAACTGGACATTTATTTACGACCTCTGTCACAATTATATAATTTCGGCGACATTCATTATTATGACCTGGTTTATCTTGGCAACCCGGCACCTGGCCAATACGAATATCAAAAAACAACCGGGGTATTATTCACAAGCGATATTACAGGCAAGGAACTTAAATATGATTCAGGTTCTGGTGCAGGCTCAGGAACGGCGACAATAACATATGACACGCCGGACACGCTTATTCTGGACACGTTATTAACGGGTACACAATTAACCAAAGTATATATTCAACCAACCTATACGTTAACAGGGACTCCGCATATTCTTGATACCCGGCTATACATTGATTATATTTATTTGGATACATATGAACGGAAATACTTTGCACAATCACAACATAGATATTTGATTGAACAAGTGCAATATAACGATGAAGAAAGTATTCTCGCAAATACATTATCAAAAAAAGTAACGGTTGATTTTAATTTACCGGTTAAAGAGCTTTATTGGATTTGTCAAACAAATGAAAATTACAATCATAACTTGCTTTCAAATTTTACCAATAGTCCGGACCAATATTACCAATTACCGAGCGATTTTATTGATACATTTACGATATTATATAATGGCAATGAACGTTTTCAACCACGTTCAGGGGAATATTTCCGGCTTATTCAACCCTTTCAAAAACATACCAATATTCCGTATCAGCGATTTATATACAGTTACTCTTTGGCTTTAACGCCGGAAGAATTACAACCATCAGGTGCCAGTAACTATTCGAAGATTGACACCGTTGACTTTTATATGAATATGCGAGCTGGTAACCCATCGTGCAATATGCGTATTTATGGTATAAATTATAACATATTACGTATCATGCAAGGTATGGGTGGTGTTGCATTTAGCACCTAATTCTCTCTTTTTATCTTTTGGGCTAAAGCTCAAAAGCAAAAAGAGAACAAAAAGTTCTTTATATTATGTTGCAGGATTTTTGTTCTCTTTTTTCTGGATGGCTTTGCCATCCAGAGAAAAAGGGAGTTTTTGACCATCTTTTAAAAAAAAGTAGGGTGTTATATTACGTCACCTGTTTGATAACCTTACAGAATTCCGCAAAAGTATGCGGAATATTTAATTTATTAAATACATGTTCTCCATCTAACAAACAACCGATACGTATTATACCAAGTTTTTGCATTAGTGCATCTATCTTTTTTATATATGTATATACATCGTGCATATGATATTGTGTAATTATTTCCTGTAATTCTAATGGCAAAACATTTGTAATAGCATCCGGGTGGGTGTGATGGAATATTATATTATTTTTTTGTAAAATAGATTGCTCATAATACCATGGTATAGTCCATGCATTCTTATTAATAAATAGTACACCATTGCTTTTTACAACACCTGTGCCATAAAATGTATATTCAGTTTCTGGTAAAGTATTTATCATTTCTGTTTTTTGTCCCAATATATTATTTAGATTTATGGTGTCATTTTTATAATTATATTTAGTAATAGTATTATTTGATAAATAACGCTCTTCATCCATGTCGAAATAACTAAATTCACATTCATATACAATGTTCATTTTTGATAGTATTTTATAAACATTAAAATTAGCTTCATAAAAATTTATAAAAATCGGCCCAAAAGTTGACCATAAGATTTCCATATTTTTCGTATCTATAAGTGTGTATGATTCCACATCTGATTCGTCATAATTCAGATGTGTAATTAGTAATTTATTACTATTTTTACAATATTGTATTCTATCCAAATGATACAAATCTGTATTAGGGATTTCTAAATATTTTGACACACATGATTGCTTCAATAGTTCAGTCCATACATCTGAATCAGTAAACATAATATGTGATTGCTTTTTAATATCGGTGTCATCAGCTTTCAGTAAATCATAAAACTTATTTATGTCTATGTATGAATTATCTAAATCAATTAATACAGCGTTTTGATAATCAAAACCATCATTATGCTTTGATTGACGATCATTTGGCCGATATAATACAAAATTGTCAAAATATATAATATTATCGGCCGAACGATCTATACATGGCGTTTTAACATGTAAAGCCGATATAAAACGCAACGGGTGCGGCATCATTCTTTTTATCAGAATGATTATTATCAATTTTATTTATTAATAACTAAACAACCAGATGGTTAAAACAATTTTTTGCGCTCAATTCCGTATTATATTTTATGTTTTTTATATAACTTGAGTAATATCACCGTTTACACTTTCTAAATGTTTGAAAATATGATAAACGACTTAAATATTATATCATCGGTTATAAAAAATAATTCTGATGAAAAAGGAAACCACAAACCAATTTATGAAGCAGTTATAGATTGTATTACACAAAAACTCGGCTGTAATGAAGCACAAGGGCTATTAAGCCAACAAGTTTTATCTCCAGACCAAATTACTAACCTCGCAATAGAATTATTAAATATTCCGAACCCTGAACAAAAGTTAAAAGAACCCAAAATGAGTATATATCATGAATTGGAAATATTTAACAGCAATGATAAAACGATTGACGCGCCTGAAACATATTTTAATAAGATATGTCGATGTAGCTCAAGCACCGGTCGCGAATATTTTAAATCCATACTTATGGCTTATACAGATGACCTGGAAATATTACACCGGCGTCAATCAAATTTAATGTTTTTCAATGGATTAGAATTAACCACCGAAAAGCGAGAATATTTGACACAAGCCGTAAAATGGTTTTCCGATGCAGAACCAGTATTATATTGGAATATTGCCAAAAAAACGCCGGAAATGCAACAAGTGCTTGATATGTTATTTTTTAGCAAATCATGGACCAAATTCCTAAACTATAAAGCAGGCTTTTTGGGTATGTATTACTATTTGCTAATGATTATAAGTCCAGTATGGGGCGTTATATCACCGTTTGTGTTTTTCTTTGTGCCGTATTTGTTTGCGCGATATATAATTCGGATACCTATACCGTTTGATTATTATCTGAAGCAAATGCAAGACATGTTATTTGGCAAACAGTTCTTTGCAATGATTGGGGTTGCACAAAAAGTATTTACCGCATTTTATATGGGTCCTGATAATACCGCGACATTAAAAACAAAACTCATTGACAAATTATTTGCGCTATTACAAACCGGGCTTGCACGATGGTTATATTTATTGGTTATATTGGCGAGTTATATTTATGGCATCTATAATTATATAGTATCCAGTATGAATTATAATAAGCTACTTAACTTTATTCACGAACGGGTAAATTATATCCGTAAGCTAATTGATAATGGTGTAATGGCTTTGAATATCTTAGAACCGCAAATATCGCGTTGTAATGAATTATCGCAAATTGCAACAGACTGTTATAAATTATTAAATGCTAATTTAACCTCAGACACAAACACAATTGAAACCACACAGTTGAATATATTAAAATATTTACGCGAACATAGTATATTTACTAAAGAACCTGGATTTTTTAGCAATAAGGGTCATATCATCAAGGCATATTATATTTTGGAACAGATTGACCGTTCGGAACTATTAGGGCCATTTATTAAATTATTTGGATGGATTGATACATGGATGCATACAGCGACATTATTATCTCAAGAGAATTCAAAACAAAATAAATTATGTATGGTTAACTGGGATGTTGTCAGTGATAAACCTATATTAAATATTTCTGATTGTTGGTCTCCTGTCGGTGGCAATATTACTAATTCGTTCTCTGCACCCAATATGGTATATTGTCATACAGCTACTGGCGAACAAACAACAGCTACTGGCGCTGCAATAACAGATAATGATGAACATGAGAATAAACAAAGTAATACGTCAGATACAGTTGAACCATTGCCCGAATCTGTTGAACTATTGCCCGAATCTGTTGAACAATTGCCCGAATCTGTTGAACTATTGCCCGAATCTGTTGAACAATTGCCCGAATCTGTTGAACTATTGCCCGAATCTGTTGAACCATTGCCCGAATCTGTTGAACTATTGCCCGAATCTGTTGAACTATTGCCCGAATCTGTTGAACAATTGCCCGAATCTGTTAAATTAGATAGAGACTTACAGCTAAATAAAAATACAGAAAAACAAAACACACTATTAACAGGCCCAAATGGTTCAGGCAAATCAACATTCTTAAAGGCTATTATGTCTGCGGTGATATTATCCCAAACATTTGGTATATGTCCGGCAACATCATGCAAACTAACCCCATTTAAATATTTGAGCACATATTTAAACATTCCGGATTGTCAGGGCCGTGAATCATTATTTCAAGCCGAAATGCGCCGCTGTCATGACCATTTGAACATGTTACGCGCGTTGGAAGAAAAACACCAATTTTCGTTTAATATTATGGACGAAATATTTGTTAGCACAAATTATTTAGAAGGCATTAGTGGAGCATATGGCGTAATCAAATCACTTGAACAATATCCGTGTAGTATGAATATTATTACTACACACTTTGATAAACTTACCACAGTTGACTTGCCACAATTTAGTTATAAATACTTTACGATAAATACCGAAGAAGACCCAAATACCGGAGAGGTCATATCAATTGAAAAAGATTACAAGTTACGTGATGGTATTAATGACAAACATATGGCGTTACAATTATTAAAGATTCGCGGATTTGATGATACACTAATTAAAAATGCTAATAAAATGTATTCGCAATTAGTTGCTAAGCCAGAATAAAAAAAGAAAACAGATCAGACTGTCTTCGTCACTTCGATGTCATCAAAGATGGCGTAGAAGGAGCCGTAGTAAACCTGGTCGATGGGAAGGCAGACCAAGAGGTGCAGCCTTCTGAATCCGAACCAGACACGGCTCTGACCCAGTTCATAAGGGTCTACATCGTTAATGATGTAGAACTCCTCTGAGTCGAAGGCTCTCAGAAGGTCGACGTCAATGACGTCAACACCCGTCAAGATGCCCGCCTTTCGAAGGCGGTCAAGAACGATGGCAATGACCATCTGATTGTTGAAATGGGGGTCACGGCGCTCCTTGCGGGCAAGGTCAGTCTGTGCGCGCTTTCGCGCGGCATCCATTGCGGCGAGCTTTGCGTCGTGAACGGTGGGAGAAGCCATAACTTGTATGGTTGTGGGTGTGAGTGTGAGAAATAATATGCATTTATATTCAATTATTATTACAATTTTTGTAATTTATTAGTTTTTTGCCAAATTTACAGACAAATTCTAAGAAAAAAGAAACTATTAAGTTATTAAACATAATTTGTAATAATACTAATTAATTCTGGTGGCAAATATTCCGTAAGAATCGTATTTACACGGCCGCTTTTAACTTTTTGCTTTTGTTCTCCACTAACATTTAATATAAATCCAAGTCTTAATTGGTTCTCGGTGGTATGTTCTCCCTTTATCTTTTCATATACAGCAGTATATCTTTTATCAAGAGTAAAGAATTTTATAAACGTTACGGATGGTAGTTCTGCCTTATGTGAATGATATGAGTTATATTTTTTAATTGGCTCATATGTAAAATCACCATTTTTAATTGCACATAAAGTCAAATATTCACTGTCACGCAAATTAGTCTGTGGTACCATGTCATCCGTTGGAATAAACGTTGAATGAATAACAAATTTATAACCAAGTGCACTGACTTCATTTATTTGGTGTCCTGGTAGAAATTCTTGTTTATTATATTTAAATTGTAATTCACTTTTGTTATAAAGTAAATTAGCTGTATGTTTATCTTTTTGTTTGTAAAATACACACGATGGTGAATCTATTAATTGGAATACCGGACGACGATCACATATATTTGTAGATAAATGATATGTTTCTATTGATGGTTCATAATGTTGGTTATTATATACATGCTTGGTAATAATAAGGATATCGTCAAATAATTCAATGTATTTTGAATATAGTCTTGGTATATCACAACAATAAATAGCGGTTTGATTTTCAAAAATCATACCGGGATTGCTAATTTTAAATTTAATTGTGCTATAGAATTCTGCCATTGGCGACATTGTATCAGTTGCATTTATTGGGCGTGAACCACTTATAAATATAGAACAGTATGCATTTGTCCAATTTTTTTTAACTTCATTTTTATCGTCATATGCAACATAATAAGCATATAACCAATGAATACATTCATATGCAAATTCAGAAATGTTATATGCATTGCAAAATTTAATAGTATCATCATTATTAATTTCATACTGATATAGTATGTTATCATTACTCGGAAATATTATATATTTAGAATTAATATAATTTGTTCCAAACCCAATAAAATTTACAACCGATTTTGCCAACCGTGAATGTTGACATGACCAATCCAATTTATAAAAGCCATCCGCGTGTTTTATCGGATTTCGGCGATAAATATAGGATACCGAATTGGCACCGGTTATTACCAAATAGTTATTATCTGGACTTAGTTTTACATCCGTCAAATGCATATGTGGCAATTGGTCTCCTGAAATATAAAATTCGGGTTCATTTCCTGGATTTAACGTTTGCATTTTAGAAACGAAAATTATTAGTTTACCATATCATAACAGCAAAAAAAAAACAATTTTACAAATATCGACCACATTGCACACATGGTATTATTCCAATGATAGCAAATATAATAATTGATTAACATCGCCAAGTATTTCATCGCGTATATTTAATAAATCCGTATTTGGCATTGATTTAATGAACGTGTTTTTTTCTAAGTCCGACAAATAAGTTTTGAATTCTTCAAGCTTTGCCTTAAACTGATCCATATTTGTTAAGTCCATAAGTTTAATGGTTTTGTGTTTCATTAAATCAATGCGCATTCCTGTTTTACCCATAAGAACTTCTATAAATGTGTCCATATGTTCATTTAATGAACTATAAAAAGCATCGGTTGCTTTATGTTGGGAATGACTATGTGTTTTCCAATGGTATAATTTAACCATCATCAACATTTCCATAAACATAACAGTTATATCTTTTTCAAATGAGCTGGTCGCTGGGACCTTACTATGAACCTTGTTTATTTTTTTTGTTTTAGTATTATTTTGTTTAGTATTTAATAATGCTTTATTAGAGTGAGATGACGATGTAGACACCAAAGTCTTGGCTTTTTTTGATTGTTGTGACATATGTATTTTATTTATTAAATATATTTTTATCTTTATTCTTTCTTTATTAGATTAATTTTCTATTGGCTAAGCAGTGGTACCGTGGAGTAGTAATCAAAATAGGGATTAGACGGTACCACACTAAAAGACAGAGACTATATTAATTTAAAAAGATTTTACTGCCTAAAAAATTAAAGACTTTATTATATAATATCAATATATATTTTCATGAGTAAAGTAACTGGATACTGGGTAAGTAATTATATAGATAAACTGAATAATGCATGTTCAGCATTTGATGAACATAGAGTACCATGGACAATTGATGACTTACAACCAAATAGTATTCGACAATATTGTAAAAAATATGAGGATGATAGTACCAAAATATGTTGGTCTTGTTCTGATTATTTGGATAAATATTTAGAAGACCTTACAAAATATGAATTGAGCGTAAATTCTACAGCGGATATGTTAGCAAAAATATTAGAAAATCAAGAGTTATTAAACGACAAATTAGATAAACTTATTGAATTAATTAGTAAAAAATGATTTATTGATTTAAGAATATTCAACACAATAGACACAATTAAATAAGCCAGTGTATTTGCACATATATAATTATGAATATTAATAGATTAAAGCTCGCATTGGAACTTATTAAATCATCGTATGGCGCATATATGACAGTATTTGGCATAATTTTAGCCAGTTCGGAATATGACGTATATCATATGAATAAAATAAAACACGAATTGGTCAAAAAATATAAACAACATGGCAAATTATATATTAATATTAAGAATATATTTATGTGCCCGGTTGGACGATATAATATTTATTCAATAAATCAAGAAACAAATTCCCGTGAATTTATTGCAAGTGAATTAAAATTTATTGTACCGCCAATTGTTAAATTATGGGATGATGAACTAATTGTAAATTAAAAAAACTGACAAAAATTGATATATATAATATTGTAATACATAGTATTTATACGCTCAAAACTTAAGCACACAGCTTAAATCCAATAATGGATTGGATTCATCCTGAAGTTCGTGCGGCTACCATCGAGACTAATCTGCGAGACATTGCAACCGAACAGCTCCAGGACCTCTTTCGTGAGGTCAGTACGAGAGTGCCGAGTGCCAGACTCACAAAGTCCGGGGCGGCTATCATCATCCAAAGTGCTGATGGCGATACTCAACTTGTTGTTACAATTCCCATCACGGGAAACAACAATTTGTCACTTTGCTCAGCACTAATTGGAAATGTTGTTGAACTGCAAATGTCGTTGTCTGTTCTTACAACTCCACGGAACGGGCTGATTGTTTGCACCGCAAAACCTGAACTGCATCCAATTTCTGCTGACAAGATTGTCGCATGGGTGCAAGGCATTTAAGTTTTTTTTCAATTACCGTGGATGTGAATACGTAATTAAAAAAAACTTAACACTCAAACACAGTATTCGGCTACTAAATGACATAGTTCTACTGGTATGTATTCATGCAATAAATTTGTTAGGATATCTATATTTTTCTCTTTACAATATGAAAGACTATATCCAACCCATAATTTATTATTATATTCACAAATTACATATTTTGGCGTGTCATGTATAAATCTAATATCTGTAATGGGTACAAGTTGTGATAATTTATTCAATTTATACATAGCTTTATACGGTTCTTTATCGTCATTTGTAAATACATACACATTATTAGATGTTTTGTGTAACTGTTTATATTGGTGTGATATACTACCATTAATTATTTGTATACCATTATTTTCATATGAACAATATGCAGTAAATATTTTTTCTTTAGTAAATACATTGAATATATACTTACAAATTTCACCGTGTAGTCCTGACAATATCCATATATACTTATCATTAACTAAATTAGATTGTCTGCCTGTTGTTGGATAACATAATTTTGGATTATCTGCGCATTGTGAGTGCGCATTTTGGCAATCTTTATCACCGGTAAATGTTTTCATATTTTCGATTGTCCCAAATAGCATTTTATATGCATAACCCATATATCCACCAAACTGATTGTTTATATCAATTATTTCTGCAATTTTTAATTCAGTTAAATCGTAAATGTATATTTTACTTGGCGAATGATAATTAATTCCATATGTTACCAATAATAGTAAATAATCATTGTTATCATATGTGCATTTAATCGAATTAAATATTTGCGTGCATACCGAAGTTGTAACACCGTACTCTGTTAAATATTGTAATTCTGTTTTATCATCATTAATTTGATATGACACAATTCTATTTTTTATATACACTGAATCATATAATGATACAATGAGTTTATTGTTTTCAGTAAGGTATATATTTGTAATAGTGTATATATTACTGTCATATATTTCTTCCGTTTTGAAATGATAATTACGTGTCTCAGCAGAATATTCAAAGACCCTAATTATTTCGCGATTATATACAGTTACAAGCATTGAATCATCCGGAGAAAATAACATACTATGTTCCCATTTATATGTTTCATGTTCGGTAAATACATTATGGATTGGATGCATGTCCATTTCATCTGTAATATCAAAGTAAATCAGTTTATATGGTTCAGCGCTATTAATTTGATATTCACAAATAAGCTTATTTCCGGTTGCAGACCATAAAATACTTAAATTTTCACAATGCGTAAATGATAACAAATCATCACAAAAATTTATTCGTGTTTCTAAATCATTATCAATAATTTTAAATAGCTTTAATACATAGCGTGCAGCTTTTGGTTTTGCTAACAAGTGAGTAGCTTCTTCGTCGATTGTTAAATAAATTGCAATGTATTTATTATCCGGCGATACACTATGTGAATCATAAGTATATTCGTCATAATCATATATATCTCTCAAATATGGAAAACTTAGCATATGATTTTGAGGATGTTCCATATTTAAGTACCGCGTAATCCTGATTTTTACAACCCCCTTTTTGTTCTCTTTTTGCTGGCGCAGCCAGAGAAAAAGAGAGGTGTAAAAATAGAGGATTATAGGTGTGATGTGGTGTGTAATTAAAATTACGACTCCACGGTATGAGAATAATTTATTTAATAATCACATACATATCAAGTAATTCAATTTTATCAATTAAACTAATAAAACAATAAATTTTAACAAAAATTGTAATTTAAAACTAATAAAGTGAAGAGATTATTTCATCTCCCCACTCTGCACATCATGTCGGCATCGGACAGTTCTTCCACAAACCTACACACGGTGTCTAAGACCGTCTCAACAAAGACAAAGACAAAGACAAAGACAAATGGTGCCACCGTAACAACAACATCATCAACGACCACTACAACCACTACAACTGGTTGTCCAAAGTGGTTGAAGATACCTGATGATGACCTGCCGGACTACGATGCACGTCCGGTTCTCAAGTGCAAGGATTGTGATGCTGCTGGTCGCACGGCATACAAGCATCCATTCTTCGTCCACGGGGGTGAGTTTCCAGACTACATTTGCTTTCAGTGCGGTGAGGATGGCGACATTGCATATGTTTGCTTGACATGCCGTGCACAGAGGAAGGCACGCAATAGGTTTAAGTAAATCTGTTTTTTCTTAGTTTTAGGCTTTTAATAAAAGCGAATCAAATAGATCACTTATGATTATGTCACCTGGCTTCTTTTTATTAAGCAATAACCATTCATCAACCGTATTTAATAATATGGGTTCAAATGCAATTGTTGGCATTTTAGATTTTACTTGCAATGGTTGTTGAATTGCAAGATATACACACTGTGCAGTTTTTTTATCTATTTGTGCCCTTATTAAATTAGATACAGGTAACAATTTAATTTTAAAGTGATCCAATATCCGTTTGAATTCTTGTATTGGTTGTGTAAGCGGTATCTGTGCTTCCAAAAACGCGTCATCAATATAAATGGTATCTATATTCACATCTAATTGCATAAATACTTTTTCAAAAGCCCGCTTTATTATGTTTTTATGATGATATATCGCCGGCGCATTTGACGTTAATACCGGAGTTAGCATATTGTATTTATTAAGCCGTAATAAACGTTCACATAATTGGTAAATCACTGGATACTGTTTGCGAAATAGGCTAATGATTCCCGCTTTATTAAACTGTTTTTTATTATCGGGATTCTTATATGGCAATACATTATGTGTGCCAACTTTTTGCAAAACAATAAATGGATATCGCGTTGATGATATAATGCCACATACTGTAAGCCCTAATTGTTCAGCAAATGCTAATGCAAATAACCCAATGGGCTCTAAATAATTGTTATTATCGGCGTCTTGAATATATATACCTATATATCCATTATCCCGCAATACGGGCACATAGCGCATGATTACATTAAGCAAAAAATAGGTTATCCATTTGTCAAATTCCATTGCAGATGACGCTGAATAATTCGAAATAGATTGCATTGTGTCGGCATAGATTTCATAATCAAAATAAGGCGGACTGGTAAATATAAGGTCAAACTGTTTAATACCCAATGCCGTCATATGTATTTTTAAATCATGTATGGATATATATTCGGCACCGGTTGCAATTACCTTTTGCATATCTGGCTTACCATGGTTTTTTATTATTGAGTCGTATATATGGGTATTGTTAGTATTTGGGTCAAGTCCAATATATTTTTTATCTCCGATACATGCAGCGAATAATCTGTCACCCCACCCCGCTGAAAAGTCAAGGATAGCCTGTTTACTATTGCTATCAACAATCTTAGCCCCATTTGGAGCATTAATATTTAAAAAGTTATATGCCTGTAAAGCCAATGTAGGTCGGAAATTATTACATTGTTTTACCTTTGAAAATAAGAACTCACGATATTCGGCAATAGTATGTGACTGTTTATTTTGTTTCAGGAATTCGGCGGCAAGTTGGTGTTTCATTTTTTCAAAATAGGTAATAGCCGGCGGATTTTGCCTAAATTGACATTTTAATAATTCGGTTTCTGAATATATTAATGGTAATACGTCATATTTTAGGTAATTATTGTCTATAAATTTTACATATTTGCCTTTAAACGTTTCTGGTATAATTGGTGTACGGCGGTTAAATAATATTGGTTTATAGGGTGATGAATCATATTTAAAGTCTAATTGTTTAAATTCTGTGATTAAGCGTGTTTTTTCTTCATTTGTAATAAACTGTTTATAATATGGCCACTTTAAAAAGTCTGTTAATTGGTGCTTGTTTAGCTGTTGATTAGCATTGATATTTAATTTTATGTGTTTTTGTTTTTTTGTTTTATAATTTATAATTGCTTTTATATGTTTCTTTGTAGGTATTGCCATTTTATAAATATTGAATATTATCTTATTAACTTATTCTTTATTAACAGATTAGTTATAATAATTGTAATACAATAAAGGATAAGTTAGAATAAGTTACAATCATGTTTGTAGAAAATATACGCGACATTTTATTACTGGCTATTATATTTATGGCGGTTGACTTGGGATTTTTACGTATGCTTATACCATTTTGGAATAAGCAATTAATACAAGTGCAAGGTTCTCCATTAACAATGAATTATTTAGCGGCTGGATTATCATATTTAACTTTAACCACGGGGCTTTACTACTTTAGTATTAGAAATAGAAGACCAGTTATAGAAGCCATGTTACTCGGATGGTTTGTATATTTTGTTTATGAACTCACAAACAAAGCAATTATTAGCAACTGGAATTGGACAACGGTCCTCGTAGATGGCTTATGGGGTGGCATATCCTTTGGCCTCACAACATGGCTCTTCTATTACGTTAAGGCCAATCTTAATTACCGTTAAGCGTGCACGTTTATTTTTTCCGATTATAAAATTACTAAATATTAATAGTTTAAAACAACGTTTGTAGACAAAACTAAGTTATATAAATAATTAACAAATAAATAACAAATTACCAAATACAAAGCAAAACATGCCAGGTGGATATATGCATTTAGAATCGATGGGTGATATGGATGATTATTTATTTGTGAAACCCGAACTAACTTTTTTTAAGACTATGTATAAGCGTCATACTAATTTTGCCCAAGAAATATTACCTGTTTGGGAACAAAAAGGGAATAACTTTGACGATAAAAAGATTTATAACTTTGGCGATAGAAAAAAAGTAACTATACCACGTAATGGTGACTTAATAGGTGATTTTTTTCTGGAAGTGAAATTAAGCAATACGGCAACACATTGTTATGGACTTGGTAATGCACTTATAGAAAATATTGAATTAACAATTGGTGGTCAAGTCATTGAAAGAATGTCTGGTAAATGTATGAATATAATAGGTGAATTGACACAAAATGATGAAAAGCGGGCAGTTTGGGATAAATTTGTCGGTAATCATGCTGATAAAGATTGTAATAAACTATTGATACCATTGCCATTTTTTTGTTCACATTACGAAAAATATATTCAGCTAATAGCAATGTCTTTTAATGAAGTTTGTATAAATATTGAATTTGCAAATCGGGAAAAATTAATGTTGCCAGAAGACTGTAAAATAGAATCTGTAAATCTATACGGCAATTATATATATGTAGATACTGACGAAAGAAAAAAAATTGCCCAGACAAGCAGTGAATTTTTAATAAAAAGTTATAGACAGCTTAATGACTATAGTTTTACAGTTGACCAATTTAATCATATAAGTAACCAAACAATAAATATTGATGGTAATCATCCAACAAGTGAAATATTTTGGATTGTTCAAAACGAAACTGGTCAACCATGTCAATCTGTTTGCTTACATAATGATAAATATGCACGATATACCGTATGCACTGAGCAAAAATACCAGCGCAACGCTACTGAATCTACACCCAGTGTAGATGGTACTTTTAATATTAATAACAACATTGACTATGTTTATAAACCATTAAAATATGCACACCTATATAATCCATATTCTTATAATACAAATACACCCCGAACCGGAAAAATTTATTCAGCACCTAATCCTAAAGACATATTAACACCTGAAAATAATAATCTGCTTAATGCGAATAATAGCAGTATGAACAATTTAACAAGTACACAAACAATAACAGATAATGGGCTTGGCTTGTCTGTTAATAGATATCTTAAAAATGGAACTAAATACAATCAATATATTTACAGTCATAGTTTTTCATTTGACCCGGATAACAAAACTCAACCAGCTGGGACAATAAATTTATCAAGAGTAGATAAATGTATATTAGAATTACAAAATCTTAAATTAGAACCCGGTAATTATGTTGTAAATGTATATCATAGTTATTATAATGTTTTACGGTATGCAAGTGGTATGGCAGGGTTAGCTTATTGTGGCTAATTTCTTTATTTCGCTATTTCTTTATTTCTTTATTTCGCTATTTTTGCTATTTAGCATGCGCGTTTATTTTTTCCGATTGTAATATTATTAAATGTTAATATACAGACGCACGTCTATAACAAATTAAAATAACAAACACACAACTAACAAAATAATCGATATGGGAGGTGGATTAATGCAATTAGTAGCTACGGGTGCACAAGATATATATATTACAGGGAATCCGCACATAACATTTTTTAAATCTGTATACAGACGGTATTGTCCATTTGGTTTAGAATCATATGAAATGAGTAAGTTTGAAAATATAGAATATGGAAATATGGATCTTGGAAAAGAGTGCTGTGTAAAAGTTGTTAGTATTGAGGGCACGGATTTATTACGCGGTGCATGGTTAGAAGTTGACGTTACAAATGCTGGAACCAATCATGTTTATGGGCTCGGCAATGCACTTATTAAGTCCGTTGCGCTTGAATTCAACGGTCAAATAATCGAGGAACATACCGGTGGATGGTTGAATATTTATGGTGAAATGTTTCAAGATAATGCCAAACGCCGTGCATGGGATACTATGGTTGGCAATTGTGTTCCTGGAACCCTGCCTAAAAAATTATTTGTGCCATTGCGCTTCTTCTTCTGCACCAATAATGGAACGGCATTGCCATTATGTGCCATGAAGCAAACCGCTGTAAAGCTTAAGTTTCACTTTGCAACCCGGGAAGAATTACAATTAGCACCCGAAGCCGAAGTTAAAATTAAATTATGGGGTGACTATGTCTATATAGGTAATGAAGAAAAAATTAGGTATGAAACTTCAGAATCAGAAATGCTTATTGAACAAGTTCAAATTCAAGATGCGAATATTACTTCAGGTTATGAAAATAAAATTAAACTAAACTTTAGATATATCAGTAAATGTTTATATTTTAGTGCTCCTAACCAAACATGTACAAGTTTTCCAATCCATAATACTTCACAAGCTACACCCAACCCTACATTTCAACTAACTATGAATGGACAAGATAGGGTTCAGGAAAAAGGACTTGACTTCTTTTTAAGATATATGCCATACAGATATCATGTTAATAATTCACGCGAAAATATGCCTATTGATATCTGTATGGTTGATAGTGAATCAGCTTATAAATACCTTTATGACCAATATGTATATATGTATTCATTTGCATTAAATGCTGGCGAATACCAACCAAGTGGGAGTGCGAATTTTAATAGAATTGACAGTGTACAACTAAACTTAAGAAATATATCTTCATTACCCAAAAATAATTTAACTATCTATTCACATGGGTATAATATTCTTAAAATACAAAATGGGCTTGCTAACGTGATATTTTCATAATTGGTTTTTGTGTTTTGGGGTTTTTGTGTTTGTTATTTGTTATGTTTATCAAAAAAAGTTGTGGTTTTTAAATCTGTTATTCAAACTTGACAATACAGTCATCAGCCTGATGAAAGCAAAGGGTATTACCATCGATGATTGTAATGTCAGTACACTTATTTACAGGATACTTAATATTATATTCTGGTTGGAGTCGCTTTTCTTGCAAATTGGGCTTTGCAAGCACAACAGTACCACTATCTGACATGTAAACAAGATAACCACAAAACTCAAAGAAGTATTTGCTATGCTTGTTGTAATCAGAATTGCTCTTACCAAATAGAAGCTTATCTGACCACATTGTGGGATAATTGCCATTCAAGTCAATAATTCGCACATACTCGTCTTGTCCAAACCATGCAAAATAATTTTCGGGTCCAGTGTAAATAACCTGTTGCACGGTATCATCACCTCCATTCGCAATGAAGAATTCAGTCGGTGCTGCAATCTTTGTAAGATTAACTACATATACATGGTTCCACTCACCAAGGCAAATTACATAAGTGCTTTGCTTATTAAAACAAATCTGTGTCATATGTTCGGAAAGAGCAAACTCAACAGGTGTTTTAATCAGTGAATAAGGAACCAATTCTTGCGCTTCGGTGTCGTATTTCCAAACATCAAAGTCGAGCGTTTGTTTGTCGGGATTAACTTGGTAGTATGCCATGAACTTGCCACATGGGCTTGCTGTGAGATTGTAAATTTCAGCGCCTGTCACAACAAATTCAACAAACTTATCACTTTTGTAAAGAGACAACCAGTGTATTTCATCATTCTTGTAATGATGAATTTGGATGTTATTCGCTAGCTGAATACCACCAAGAAACAGTACCATTTTGTAAATGTAGTGTATTGGCGTTATTGTATTATAATATATACACAATATATACACAATATATAAACAATTTTTTATATTTTTTTGGTAAAAGAAAAGAAAATCTGGTAAAAGAAAATAACTAAACCCGATACTTGTAATCAATGGACTTGCCAAATGTAGTCTTATATGTGAAAATTATATACTTAAAGTAACCGTTATAGCCATTTATGTTATCCGAAATCCAAGAAAGTGTTGTATGCATCGTGTAGTCAGAATTGTATGCAATGTTTGGAAATGCATCACAATGCTGTTGATAAAGTTCTGTAATGCGTTGATTAACGGAACACACGTCCACGGAGGATGCAAGATGTTGATTGTTAGTTATAAACTTTTCAATCACATCATTATATGTGCCACCGCGTGAAATTGTGACAATGTTACTAACCAGCTTCATGGGGTAAGCGAAGCAAGAACGCTCTTAACAAGACGTTAAAATAATACTTTCATGGCAAGTATTATGATTTCAATTTTTGTGCAATTTTGTGACTTTAATTACACCTCTCTTTTTTTGTTCTCTTTTTGCTGGCGCAGCCAGAGAAAAAGAGAGGTGTAATTAAAATTACGACTCCACGGTAAATAAATCTTTATTTCCAATAATACCTGAGTTATAAATACTTTCAGGGTCGGTTAACATATGTGTATGTAAAAACATTGCAAACGCTAATTGTTTGACTTGTGTTGAAATAGAAGCTGGATATGACTGTACCGTCGAGTCTAAAATACTTTTACACTCTCCTGTAACCCGTTTGTCCATTATTCTACACCCATTTAGGGTGTAATAATAATTGAGACAAGACGGTAATTCACAATTTATACTAATTGTGTCTCTTATTAATTTTGCAGAATCGCGGAGACTCATAATATTCATTGTAAGTAAATCTACATTCATATGTATGTTATCATCATTACTAAAATTTGTATCCATATAATAATCCAATATAAATGGCACATCGCGTTGAATATCATCAAGCGCATTTAATAATTCTTCAACCAATATATGTTTTAATTCTGTCATTTTATATATGTTATTAATCGTATATATGTTATTAATCGTATTGTTGTATAATATACTATTAAATATTAAAATTAATTCGTGTTTTAAACTTTTTATTTGAGTAAGTTAAATATATACACATATGCCTATGTATTTTAATCCTGCAATCCCGTTTACTGATTTAATCCGGTTAACGGTTGTATTTATGTTATGGTTCTATGTCAACAAAATAAATAGTATACATTGCAAAATTACTCCCAGTTGGAAGCCAACATACATTAAATTCTATGCAATTATAAGTATTGTATTCATTATTATAGGTCTGTTTTATGGCCCCACATTTGAAATGACATCATTCCAAGTTAGTCTTAATGGCATCCTTACTGCAATACTTATATGGGCGGTATTTAGCTATGTCAGGGAAATTGAAGATGCATTTCGGGTATGTCATGTTGGTAAATTAGATATGGATTTCCATTTAGTGCACGAATTTCTAAAACTTTACAGTTTGGTTATGGTATTACTTATTATTGTATTTGTCCTCTTTGTTGGTAGTATATATATGACATTTATACCCGTGCCAAAATATATTGCAACTCAGCAAATTATTAATAACTCCGTTAAAGAAATTATAAATCATATTGAAAAATCTAAATATAAAAAGATAAAAGAATTTGGTAAAAGTAAGAAATAAACACAATGAATAGTTGCAAAAGGTAAATATTAGGTAAGAATAAATAATAAAACAATAATAAAATAATAACTGATATAACAATGAATATTAAAGAATTTATAAAACTCAAAGATTATGTATTTCGCAAAATTAAAATTAGCACCGGTATACCTATCGAAAAAATAGTTGATTCCCCAGATAAAATACCAGTATTTATTACATTAAAAGCAATTCAGGCGATTAAAATTTTATTCCCAAATGTAACAGTAAGCGATTATAAATTTCATGAATCCCCAGCAGAATTGCGACCACGCGGCGTCCATTTTGCATCTGTATTTACGGTCCCCGAATCAAATCATCCACTTGTAGCATTTGCATTACAAAAAGATACAAATATATATATTGTTCGGCCATATGGTCGTGCCGAGGGTCATGTAGATATAAATGTATTCGAGGCATTTGCCGAAGCGCGATATTTGGACGAAATGAGTAGTATCGAATATTATGCGTTATTTTTACTCTTTGAGGAAAGTATGCGTATTCGGAAAAAAGAAATCATCATCAGTGACAGATATAGCCTTATTGACTGTAACAATATCAAACAGTGTCGTCTCAAATTTGACCAGATAGCAAAGGCAAATATGACCACAGCTGAAAAAAAGAAAGCATATGAGTATTATAATGAATATTACAAAAAGAAAGCGGTCAACTTCCTGCTTAAATATTTTACACTTTTAGAAAAGCAATATTATACAGAAGCGTTTAATTTCTTACGCGGGAAAAACAGTGATTATTTTGGCAAACAACGGCTTGATACGTTTTTTATTGATTCAAAGGGTATTGTCGGTCATTTACAGATATTCATTACCATATATCAATTTATGTATGCACTGATTGATCGGTATCTGGAAGCACATAAACGGGGTATATAGTTTATTTGGAATAAGTCATTAACATGAAAACTTAGAATACTGCATAGATTCTTGTGCAGAGTCTTTGGCCTTTTCGAGTAAGTTGTCTTGTTCACGGATTAGCGAGCCACCGATAATTACAATATCATTTCCATCACGCATCATAGCATCTTTTATTGTGCGATACCTTGATTCATGAGTTTTATCAGTTATCTCGCTATCATAAACAACTACACCCGGCGTAATTTTAAGTAATGTTCTTTCTCCACTTGGCTCTGAATAACATGTCAAATATGTTTTCTGATTGATAATACCGATAATACTGGGATATGATAATACAGAATCATTGACAAATTGTTGGTATTCCGGTTGTGTAAATAACGGTGACCCAGTATTCATTTCCGTTACCGGAATTGTGGCAATGGATAATCCCCGACTTAGCAAATAGTCAGATATAGTTACATAATTAACCGACATCACAGTAACCATATCTGCCCATTCATTCGCCCGATAATGTGAATTCATCAAGAATCTATATGATATTTCTGGAACATCTACTAATTTTGCATCTAACATAACAAGAATATTATATTGCAACGACCAGTGTTTTATAAGCAGTGGATGTGTATGGCTATCCCAATCAGTAAACAATTCAGGATGTAGTTTCACCATACATATATAGGGTGCACATATGTCTAAGATTTTCTGCCCTTTGTGTATGGTATCTGTATCAAGCGATAAACATACTGCAGTATGTTTTGTTTTAATTATATCAACTAATTTATGATATATATTCATTTATGATGAGATGGCGTTATTTGTTTTTTATAAGTAAAAAGTAAGAATAAATCTTAAAATTAAAATTAAAGAATGGTGCATTCACCTTTAAATATGGGCTCTGAATAACGACCATTATTACCAGATTCACGATCACCATAAACCCCTGGATTCACTGTTCCTTCAACTACCGGCGCGGTATTCATAAATACATAATCATATGAATTAATTGATGGATGGGTTTCAGTTGACTTAATTAACTTCACGGCTGATAAATATCGCCCTTTTACTTCCCTTTTACGCTGACAAACATCACTTAATATTTTAGATGCATCACAAAAATTATTAACACGAATCATTCCAGTGTAGACATTCATTAATTCATCCCGAGATAATAGTTTATCAAATTCAGGATATGCTTTTTTTACGTTTTGCACGCTTATACAATTTAAAAATTCATTGAATGACATTTGCTCAATATGACTGTATGTGTTAATATGTGTTAATATGTGTTAATATATTATAGTATGTATATAAATACTGATAGACTGTTTACATTAAAAAATAATAAACTAAATGTGCGAGACTAAACCTATTAGTTTCCTACATATGACATAATACTTGGTATCAGTTCTGGTGGGAGAAGCTGACTATCAACTAAATATTGAGTCATGTCAGATACTTGTTTTTTCGTGCAATATATCGCAATTGTTTTAATAGAACCATCGTAAATTAAACAATATACTTTATAGCCACACACATACATTTGTTGAATTTCATTATATGGCCCGCTACACATGGAAATTGAATCGAGCTTTTGTAAATTATAATCTGTAACAATAATATTACAACAATCTTTAAAAAGTATATATGGATATCTGAAATATGGAGTTGTTCCTGCTTTATACGTAAAAATGTCATCTATTTTTTCATAAGTAGTACTATCAAATTTTATATTGCCTGCATATAAATAGTTATTAACTCTATAAATTGAGTAAGAATACATTGGGATTATAAATTTATGTATTGATTTATAATTTTGAAAAGATATGTCAGTAAATACAATAATTTCATATGCTGAATACAAATAAACTTTATTGTCCATATTATCAATATAATTATCAATATATATAGCCCATATCCTATTTCTTAATGGTTCTGGATACTGTATAAATTCACCGGTATTTAAATTCCAAATCGTGTTATATTTATAATTTCTTGTGAGCACAAACACATTTTGCGTATCAGTTGCATTGTCTTCATAAATAGTTATATAATCTATTAGATAATGAAGATTTTTTAATCCTGTATACAATGTTTTGAGATATTCCAAAGTGTTCAGGTTATAAACATCTATATCATTACTTTCTGTCGCCACAAATAACATATTTTTATATATTTTCACAGCCGTTGCACAATAGTCTATATGTATGTGCAATGGTTTGAGCGTATTTGTATTAAAATCATATAATACTAATGTATCCGCAGGGAAATGAGTATTGTTATCACTTTTATAAAACAAATAGTTATTATTAGGATTATTATCACATAATATAATATAATCTAATGTTTGTAAATCAATATAAATATCATCGGTAACTATTTGTTTTGGTGAAGATATTAACTTCGCATACTTAACATACTTTACTTGACCTGTATTCATTTTTTCCATTTAGCAGGCTGTTATGGTGTTTACATACATATATCTGTACCGACAAGACTCAAATTATTTTACACCTCCTTCTTTCCGTTTCGGAAAGAGAGGTTTGATAATGAGTCTTTCGTAGTAGCGTTAGGGAGTAAAATATTTTTACACCCAACAATATAATATAAAACAATTTTTACAAAACACAAATTTAAACAAAAAAAAGAAAAAACTTAAACACGAGTCCAACCATAACCAACGAGATGCTTCTCTACAGAGTTGCTCAACATGTTTCGGATAGGGTCCCAACGGTCAAAGTCAAGCGCTTGCCTATATGTGTCATACGGCGTCACGGTTGATACAGCAACCTTTTGCATTTGGCCAGTGACCGTGTTAAGAACCTCAACTTGAGTTTCCTTTACAGAATCACCAAGAAGCACAAACCGAAGCAGTGCGGGCGAATAACCCTGAAGCATTTGCACTCCAGGATGGCTGGCACTTGTTTGCACACCTGGCGTATCACATCGGAGATTCCAATAGATAATTCGCGGGGCACGTGCCAGACCAAGCTCTGCAACCTTTTGCAGGAAACGCTCATGGCTGGTTGTCCATGATGTATTCGCATGGTGACCATACTGATACTGATTTGGGCGATGCATATCGTTAAACTGACCATCTGTAAAGACAATCAGGTCACGGTGTTCGCCACTCTTCTTAATACAGTCAAGCACCAGGTCGAGCGCGGCTTCAAAGTTAGTCGTATAACCAACGTTTTGGCTTACCATGTTATGGCGCTCTGCAAGTGTCTTACCTGTAAAGTCGAATACGCGAGGCGATTCCGTAAAACTGATTGCAACTGGCGGCTTGCCCTGTGCTTCCTGAATATATGTCAGGAAGAGCCCGAGCCCAATAGATACATCCATTGGCAACCCAGACATAGAACCCGAAACATCCATCATTGGTAGTAGGTTACCAACATGTTCGGGGATTGTTTGGCCCTCGGCAATAAGCTTCTCGCGCAGTTCGCGCATTTGATCCATTACCTCGGCAACCTTTTGTGTCCATTGCGCATTGGCAACGGCCTTTTGTGCAGATGACGCACCAGATGTATGTGCCTTCATGATTTCATGCGGGTCCACACCGGCTGTCTTAATCTTGCTTGGGTCAGTAAGCATTGTAAGAAGGTTCTTACGCGCCTGAACCCGGTCCTCATCATCAGGATACCTGTTACCGGTTTCCTCTTCGGCAGATGTCACCGCTCCCTTAAGCTTCTCGTTAAGGAGTGCCTTTGTGTTCTTCAGCATACAGCGAGAAGGCACCATCTCGGGCTTAATAGATGCCCAATCGTGAGCACATGCATGCGTTTCGAAAGTGTCCATTGCCTTATTGATTTGAGCAACACGTCGGCGCAGTTGTGCGCGGTAGTTGTTCATTACAGGCGGGCGAATTGCAACCTTACCGGTAATAATGTCTGTCAGCCACGTGTCGGGCTTGGCATTCTTGTCGGTGTAATAATACCCAACAAGCTTAGCAAACAGTGTGTTTGATGTTAGATGCGGTGATGTTCCTGGAATGTAACAATGCTGGTCATAGTATGCACCTTCACGGGCAAACCACTTGCACAGCTGTGAGTGGTTATTGCCTTCTGCCTTCTCAAAGTCGGCGACAAGTTGCTCATAGATACAATGAACGATTCCATGAATCAGAACCATGTAATCATAACCGTCGCCAGTTAGGGTAGCATGTCCGTTAGCAAGACGCCAACAGAGCAGTTCCCAAATTTGATACAGGTCGAGCCAATATCCAAATGTCGGGGACATCTTCACAAGTTCGAGCGTTGTTACCGGATAATACTTGAAGAGTTCAAGCACCATCTGGTAGTAAATCATACGCTCACCTTCCCCACCAGCGGCCTTGGACGCTGAGGAGCTCGAACCACCATTTCGCGTAGTTGCACGCTTGTGGGCACAAAGCAGAAAAGTATCTGCAAGGAGCTCATGATTATTCTGCTCGATTACATTGCGCTCGCCGGTCTGAACCATGTCACGCACATACTTTGCGATAGATTCGCGAGTATCTGAGAGTTCCATATCACTGGAACCAGTTGCCTTCTTAGCTTCCTTACCAGTCTTGTGATTCATGCGATGGTCACGAACCATCTTGTTAAATGCCGTTACACCAGGGTGGTCGGCGGTTTCCATTAGCGGTGCACCATTCTCACCAACAGTCTTGTTTGCAGCATTACTATCAGTAGCGCCGAAAAGGTAGGACATAAAGGATGCCATGTTGGTATTAAAAGGGGGGGGGGGGGGTAAATCGTATGTAAAAGTGTTATGAAAATGTGTTTAAATTAGTTTTAAGTATTTGACAAATAAAAAACAATTTTTTGTAAAATTCTGCGATTATGCATCTAATTTAAAGAAGTCGGAGACTAAATCTTCGGTAGTCTTATCAACTTTAAAGAAATCCTGGCGGTAATAATCCTTCACAATTTGAAAATATCCCATACCCAGAATCATACCCAGTAATGTGCAATATATTGCATCTAACGGCGATTTGCACCCTATATTCACACGCGAATATATAACCAATATCATTATTGCCGTCATTACAAAGAACTTTGTCGGCAGAAAAGCACCCTGATTATACATTTCGGCCATTAGAAAGCCATAGAAGAAGCCGACGGTTTGTGTCACCGGAGATGGTAATACAAAATAATCCTCTTCTGTCTTCATAAGTGCACATTGGGGATTATATACTCCGTTTAGTATGAGCCGATAACCATATGCAATCGCTTCATTAATCATAAAACCGGCAAATAGTATCGTTCCCCGAAAATCGCCAAATATGAGCCCACTCATTGCAGTGCCGGAATATAATGCAACCGGCATAAGTCTCACTATCGTATTTAAAAATAGTGTTCCAACTGATACTACATTTAATGTCGCCATGATGTTTTTAGTTATTTTATTATGGATACATATAATTTTTAGTTGTTAAGATTGACAAAATTGATTTATGTTATGTATGTATTTATTAAGTTAAATACATATACATTCTATAAATTATATAACGGCAATTATAATGATTCTCAAATATAATGGCTTCTTATTCAAATTAACAAATACAATTGATAAGGATATCGAATATTTTTCAGAAGAAGAACGTAATGCATTTCGCTGGTATGTCGTCCAATATTGGTATAAATATATTTGCGCTAAACACCGAACAGACCAATATATCCACGAATTTAGTAAATTATCTGCCGCCGAAAAGGATAATATTCTTACAGATGCGTATATGGCATTGTTTGTAAATAGGAGTAATGGCACTAACGCTAATACCCACTGTAAGGAAGTATTAAGCTAAACTAAGCTAACAGCTCACAAATATTAATTGCCTAAAAATATGTAAAAATATGTAAAATATATAATTATTATAAAAATAGATATACCCTATAAAATATGAATCAGCTCGCAAGCCTTAATTCAAAACTATTAGCAACCGGAAAAAAACACACAACAAGTAAGCCCAAATCTGCAATATCAAACGAAACTATTGACCTAACCATGATTTTGTTTGTATTCGGCTGCTTTTTTGTATTAATGTTTATTATATTAGTGCTTAATAGCGATTACAAAAACTTGGACAAATATAAGCACTTCTCACATGACCCAGAGGCCATGGGCTTTATTGACAGGCTTAAAACATGGTTTTTATGTGGTCAAGAATGCAAAGTTAAACGGGCAACGCGAACACCAGATGCCAAAAACAACAATTCAACGACTACTGAAACAAATACTACACCTGGCCTAAATCAAAAAGGACAATGTTGGTCTAATTCATAATTGCAAATGTGATGATGATATTAAATTTTAGCATGCCTTTTTGTATTGCTTTTTGTATTGCTTTTTGTATTGCTTTTTGTATTGCTTTTTGTATTGCTTTTTGTATTGCTTTTTTAATATATTTATTTTGTAAATGTTTACTGAAATTTGGAATAATAAAGCAAATATCCTTAATAATTACATTGGGGTAGTTAAGCGTTATTTGCCTGATATAACAATATTGATAATACTATTTTCATTAATTATCATATATGCATTCATAAGGTATAAGGGTTTTAAATTGCAAGATAATGTTAATCAGCATAACATGGTATTTGCATCTCAAGAACCTGTTGAACCTATTTCATCAAATAATGTTATGACCGAAGGCTTTACTGATGGTAAAATCATAATCCCAGAAATACCATCGGGTTTATTTATAACCCCAGAGTCACAGAAAGCAATTTTACAAACGATACATAATACATATTTGGCTCGGTTTAATCAACCCAATATACAGGCACGTGGATTTGATACACGTGCAGAATTAGTCCGGTCATATAACAAATGTTTAATTCCGATAACTGATACCGAAAAACAGGCAACATGGCGCCGGCTATGTGAATTTATTGATACGATGACTGATGAAGGATGCAAACAATATATTAACTCATGGCTCGACAAAATACAAATTGCAAAAGGGGCATCATGGCTCGAAAGCGGAATGCCACATACACATGCTAATTGTATAATTATGCGCCCAGATTGGTTTACATCCCAATTCAAAGGCAACACATTTATTCACGAACTAACACACGTTATCCAACGCGATGACGCGGTTCCGTGGCATAAATTATTTGGCGATTGGGGATTTATTCATGCAACTGAATTGTCAGGTTTAGAGTCATACATAAATCTTAACCGTGCAAATCCCGATGGCATGTCCACAGAATGGGTATGGCATTCCGTTTCCGATGATAAATATTATTGGATAGCTGCGGTTTATAAGTCCGTTACCCCGAAGGCACTCGTTGATGTTAATTATTTGGCCATCCCGGTAATTAAAACAAGCCGGGAAAATACATTTAAATATACGGGTTCCACACCTAAACAGCTCGGGATATTTACCGAATTTAGGGATTATTTCGGTATTAATGAAAATCATTATCATCCCAATGAAATAGCGGCGCAATATGCTGAATATTATTTTTCCGATAATGGTGGTAAGATGACTGAGCACATGAAAAAATATCCCGGATATATAGCATTTGACACTTGGTTATCTAAAATAATAAATAATCATAATAAATAGCCATAATAATAAATAAGTAGTATGCCATATTCACACCAAAGAAAGCCAAAGCCGTCGGTATCACGCAAAGCACGCAGATTGCCTGAGTCATCACATAAAAATTCCAGTAAACGTGCATCAAAACAAAGTTCAGCATATATAAATGCCAATAAGGCAACCCATAATAAATTTGAAATACTTAATAAGACAAAACGCCGGTTTTCAAGCGTAAAAAAAGATATAAAAGAACAATTGCAAAAAGCACAAGATTTCATGAAAATGTTAACAGCAAGTGAACAACCTGTATTAACACATACACACTTGATGAATGTAAAATATGACGAATTTGAAAATATTATCATCATTGATAACCAAAATGTATTTTATGCATCAGATATTACCGGATATAAAACACCACGTGATATGGTATTGGACTTAGCACAAACAATGGGCCATTGGAATTTATTTATAATAGTTAAGCCCAAATTAGACCCGAAACAATTGGATTACTATCAGGACAAAGATAATGCCAATATAATAACCTTTAATATTGAATGTGCAACATTAAATGACGGTCGTTTGCAAAAATGCCATGAAGTACATGGGTTTAACGAAACAGATGACTATTTACTATTGTTATTGTATAAGTATTTTAGCAAGCATAATACATCTGCTAATTCTTCAAGTCGTAGTCCACTTAACGTAAGTATATTATCAGGTGACAATTACAAACATACCCAGCGCGAAATAAACTATTTTTATTTAAATGAAAAACTAAAAACGCGAAAATTTAACCAACATACTTATTATGAACAATTTAGCAAATGGGTTCTTACACAAAAACTTACAGACCAAATACAAGATGATATTGGCTGGGATTAATTAGATTTTACTAACCCAACATTTATTTTTACGACTTGTCTTCATCTCTTCATTTTTATTATTTACCGTCTAATCCCTATTTTAATTACACCCCTGAAGGGGTGTAAAAATAGAGGATTAACGATGTGATGTGGAGTGTAATTAAAATTACGACTCCACGGTACGCACATTTAACTTGTATTTTGTCAACCATCCCTCTAAATCCTGTTCTTTAGCAAGACGGAATTTGGGTCCGAAATAATATTCACAGTCAAGTTTAGTTGGTTTTTTATTCATACATTTGAGCAATTCAATTTCCGATGTTTTATTATCCATATTACGCTGCATTAATTTGTTGATAAACCCACACACTTTTGAAACAAACCAATTAGGGATATCATGCCTTTCGAATATCGCATGATTAAGCTTAAAGTTGCCAAGCGCATCAAGCAGCGTGTTCTTGACTTCTTCAGGCAGGCCTAAAAAGCCATTAGCAACAAGGTAAAATTCTCCAGACCCAGGCGAACTTGATAACGGTTTGAACATATGGAATTCCTTAAACATGAGCTGATACATATACATGAAACTCATAAAAAAGCCACTGGCCTGTTTGGATTCCTTATGAGTAGTTAAATATGGCAAGAAATGTTTGATGACACAGGAGCTACCAGGCGTAGATGTGCATGCAACCATAACCATTTGCGCAAATTCCAGCTTTTGTAAAAATTCCAGCCCGAATTCATTGATATTTAATCCGGCGTCACCAGTAACAACATCAATGGACCCCAATTTCTCGGTGATATATTTGCCATACCAACGAATATTTTCAGGCGAAGTAATATCACCCGTTTCATCAGCACCCCAAATCCAACGGGCCTTATATTTTTTAATAAGACCATAGTCATTTTTTAATGCACTAATAACACCTTTAATCTTTGGATGTTCTGCATTTAATGAATTGGCATACCAATCATATTTTGCAGCAGGTGGCATATGTTGTTTAAAATATGTGTTTGTTGTGTTAATCCATTGCCCCGGCGCTTCTGCCATATGAAACATTTTAGTTACCGGTTTATCCTTAACAATTAACCAGTCGAACGTGCTATATATTTCCCAAAGTTTGACAAATGCATTAGAAACCTTATATTCTTGTTTATATTTTTCATTGATATACTTGCTTACGCCACGGGCAAAGCCGTCATTAAGTGCAATGAGCTTTTCTTTTGCATTATGTGACATTCGATTATAATTGGGAAATTGTTTATGTTTAGACATAGTTGATGTATAATGTATATGTTCAAGTTTACCTAATTCTTTAGCATATGTGTAAGGTTTTACACTAACTTTAACCTTTTTCAGTGCTTGTGTATCAATGCCGGTACGTGTTAATTTGAGGTCGAGCTTAAAATTTAAGTCGGTCAGTCCATGTAATATTTTATCAATGGGGCTATTATGTGTAGACGGCTTGATAACTGTTGGTTCTGGATTAATAACTGTTAGTTCTGGCTTAACAGCAGATACATGTACCGTCGAGTCTAAAATTCTTTTACACTCTCCAGTAACCCGTTTGTCTAATATTTTACCCCCCTTTGGGGTGTAATAATAATTAAGACAAGACGGTAAGGAGTTTGCTTTGGGAATTGATTGAGACAATACATGCTTTTTTGTTTTCATAACAGAAAGCTTGGCTATAACACCAGTCTTCCGCTTCTTTGTCTTTAAGTCAGGCATGTTACACAAGTTTTTTAATTGTATTGTTATTAAATTAATACCATCTTTTATTTTTTGAGGTAATACCACCTAGACTGAATTCTAAGCCCACCTCCCTTTTTCTCTCGGGGCTTAAGCCCCGAGTAAAAAGAGAACAAAAAGGGCGAGAATTTGGTGTAGAGGCAGTAGCGTTGTACTGGGTTATAAGCCCAGTACAAACGGTACAAAAGTAAACGATTGCGCATAATTAAGTGTACATATTTAATAATATAACTATAACTACTTCACCCCCTTCACAACATGGGAATACATAAAAAAAATAAAAATAACTACACACATTCATATATTGGTGCACATACCAGCATTACGCCGAATATATTAGCCGGCATCGAATATATGCATGAATTAGGCGCAACTGCAATACAAATATTTACAGGCCCATCACAATCAAGCAGTTTACGCGTTAAGCAAAATGTTCCAGAACCCGAATTAATTAAACGATATGTCAACCGCAATGGTATTAAATTAGTTATTCATGCAATATATACCCTAAACTTGTGCTCAGCTCCGGCGACATCAAAGCGTATTAAGTATGCACAGGATAACCTTATTTATGATTTAGAATTGGGAGAAAAAATAGGGGCATGTTGTGTTGTTGTTCATGTCGGCAGCCAAGGTAATCTCGACACTGAAACAGCATACACCTATATGGCGGGTAATATTTCAACTGTATTACATGCTACAGCTAAAACAGCACCTAATGTTAAATTGGCGCTTGAAGTGCCTGCTGGCCAGGGAAAACAAATAGCCAGTAGCTTGGCCAACTTAACCAGACTCTGGATGCTTTGCTTAAATGAGCTATCCGACACAACACAGCGTCGCCGCTTAGGAATATGCCTCGATACTGCACATTTATTTACGTCCGGCCAAGATATTAGAACCGTAGAACAACTAAATAAATACCTCAGTGCATTTGATTCGGCAATTGGCAATGAGAATATATTTTGTATACATTTAAATGACAGTAAAGCTGTATTTGGTGCTAAGCGTGACCTGCATCAAGGGCTCGGCGACGGTTACTTGTTTGGGGATGGAAACATGTCTGGGGTTACAGCATCTCATTTAAAAGTTATCCAGCATCTGGTTTATTTTGCCAAGGGTCTGGCAATCCCAATTATTTTGGAAACACATAGCGCAGGTTCCCCTGATAAACCCGGGGGTGAATTATACGCACAAGAACTCACACTCCTGAAACAGCTTGCCAGCACAAAGGGTGTTCCAAAGGGGTTTAAAACATGGAAGTTAGTTCATGCAGAACGCGAAAAGAAACGACTATCAAACACAAAAACAAAAAAGGCAAAAGCAATACCGTCTTGTCTTAATTATTATTACACCCCAAAGGGGGGTAAAATATTAGACAAACGGGTTACTGGAGAGTGTAAAAGAATTTTAGACTCGACGGTACAAAAGGCACCTGTAAATACTGATGTGCCTGTAATAGTTCCTGGGACAGTTTATAATACAGGGCTCATAGCTAAATTCAAAAGACTTAAGGATTTCTATACAAATGTTAGCGTGCCACCAGATAAATTCCGTGCCCTGGCATATAGTAGAGCGATTATAGCTTTGCAAAGCTATCCGGAAGAAATATTGCGCGGGGCACAGGTTGCACATTTACCAGGTGTAGGGGCTAAAATTGTTGAAAAGATAAATGAATACTTGGCGAGTGGTAACATGCACATATTTGCAGCCGAAAATATTGATTCACAGTTTGATGCATGGGAACGTAGCCAAAAGGATAATATCGCGGGAATATTGGGATTCGGACCTGTAAGAGTTAAACAATTAGCTAAACAAGGTATTCGAACTATAACACAATTGCGGGATACTATTAGCCAAAATAAAATAAAATTAACTGCAACGGAGGCAATTGGCCTTAAATACCATGATGAATTAATGACTCCGGTTCCCCGGGATGAAGCAAAGGGTATAGTTGACGGCATTTTATCCGAGCTGAAAAAGGCAGGGATACTAAAGAAGTTTGGTTTGCGGGGCGAAATAGCCGGAAGTTGGCCAAGTGGTAAAGTGGCCAGTAAAGATATTGATATGTTATTGTTTACCGATAAATATCCCGATGCCGATAAAGCTGGTGCGATTCCGGGCGAAATTATGAAGGAAATCGTCGCATGTTTACGCGAAGCAGGTGGGGATATTAAGCTAATTGAGGTTATAAGTATTGGCGCCGGTAAACTGATGGCAATTGTTAAGCGTGGTGGGGAGGTCAAGTGTATTGCCCGACACATTGACATTAGGTTATTGCCAAGTGGTGCCGAAGTATTCGGGCGCTTTTATTTTACCAGTGGCCGGGTATTCAATCAAATGGTTCGGGCACATGCCAAACAACAGGGGTATAAATTAAACGAATTTGGCCTTTATGATTTGCGTAAACGGGGCGAACGTGTTCAGGGTCTGGATAGCGAAGAAAAGATTATGGCTTATATAGGGTTGAATTATGTGCCAATGAATAAACGGCGTTAATTAAAAAACAAAAAAAATTAAGTGATACCCACTTCCACAAGTTGTTTGAGCTTTGTTTTGCCAGAAACAACATCGGAAATATATTGCCGAGATACCCCATATTTTGTAGCCAATGATTGTTGTGTCATACCCTGACGAACAGATTCCTGAATTGTTAGGATATCTTCGTCAGATAATTTACGACCAATGGTTAATATCTTTGTTCTGCTTACACGTTCATAACGTTCTTTCTTTTTTGCTTCGAGTTCGGCTTTTTGCTCTTCCGTTAAGGGTCTCGCTTTACAAAATTGCTTTTGGTGTCTTGGTAGCGTCTTTGCGACGATTTGGGCACCACAGTCCGGACATTGACATGTTGCAGATTCGCGTTCTGCGCGTTTCTGCTTTTGTTGTTCCGCTTTGGTCTCAGCTATTTGCGTTGAGAGTTGTGCCAGTTGAGGGGCAATATTTACACGGTCTGGAAATGTTAGGTTTGTCATATCCGTGAATTCAGGTGTATCTGTTGGAATTGCATCCATACGGGCAATTCGTGTCATAAGTTCTTGATGTTCGCGAAGGAGTTCGGCGGCATTGGAGAAGTTATGCACTTGTGGATGTTCTGTGAGTAATTGGTGTCGAATCTTAATCGCTTGAATGAATTTGTAATAAATACTTTTATCGACGCTCTTTGTTGTTTTGCGTGACACCTTTTGCTTTGTCGCCGGAAGTTTAAATTCGACGACGAAATGCATACCATGCTTGGCACCGTTACTGATTCGTTCAGGATAGAATGAAATATATTTCGGAATATCGGCGGCAGTGAATTGACAGTTATCTGGCAGATTTGTGCCCTTTTCATATTCGCGTGAAGTATTCATGTTTTGTTCGTGTTGAGTTGCCAGGCGAAGGTTAGACCGGCGATTATCAAGTTTGTCTTGGTTAATGTGGTCAACGCTAAGACCCTTAATAAGTGTTGGGTCCGATTGCTGGCCATAGTAATCCATAATGTGTTGATGGAAATAAATTCCTGAATTTTGATAATGAGTAGTTACATATCCATTTTTTCCAACATACCAAGTAGGATTATCAAGTTCTTTAAATTTAAGTGCCTTTGGTAAAGAATCCATCGAAAATTTAAAATAATGGAATAGTCCATCGCTTGTTCGGGATTCCATTACATAAAATTCACCATCACTATTACTAACGTGCCAGTATCTGTTTAATTCAATACCAGCAGACTTACCAAGACTTGGAATATGACCGGGATACGCGGCTAAGACGTTGAAAGATTGCAAGTAATCAGGAGTAGACATGATTATTCAGAGATACGCGATTAAATAAGATTTGCGTTTATATATATTGTTACTGTTAATTTGAATCTTATCTTTAAATTAAAAAACAATTTTTTTAATTACTTTAAAAAATATAAAAAATAATAGACAAAATATCTAATTACTATAGGCTAAGCCGCCCATACCGCTCATAATACGGAGAACATTGTAGTTAACGGCGAATACCTTAAGGATACCGGCGGCACCTAAGTTGTAGCTGCTGAGAACAAGGGTAGCGTTATCAATGCGGGAGAAGTTGCAAGTGCCAGAGGGTTGGTGTTCTTCAGGGTTGAGTGCGAAGGAGTATACATAGATGTGTTGGTTGTTATTTTCGGTAAGAACAAGCCAGTCAGCACCTCCAGGGGATACAGCTTCTTCAGCGTTGTAGCGGAGGGCAGTTTCACGGTTGGCACGGGGCATGTGAGTGTGGTGTTTGTAGGTCTGAACATTGACGAAGTATTCAGCACGGCGTTCTTGGAAGCGGTCTTGACCGTTAAGTTGGAGCTTAAAGGTGGGAGTTGCGCCGCTTGCGGTGAGAGGACTGAATTGGCAAGGTTGTTGAGTTGCAGCACCACCAGCACGAGCTTGGGTAGAAGTTTGAGCAACCCAGATGAGTTCCTTGACAGGGTGGTTGAAGCTAAGGTCAACACGTTTAGTAGAAACGCCAGATGTCAGAGATTCATCACCAGTGAACTGGAGTTGTTCGATGAGGTATTCGTGGCTGACTTGGGCGAAGCGGCGGCGTTCATCGGTGTCAAGGTAGATGTAGTCAACCCAGAACTTCAGGGAAGTAAGGGTAGTAGTAGAGCCAGAGCCAGTGGTAAGGTTAGCGCCAGTTTCTAAATCAAGGTTAATCTTGACTTCGTGGTATTGAAGGGCAATAAGAGGAAGAGCAAGACCAGGGTTACGGTTGAACCAGAACATAAGGGGAACATCGAGGTTAGCCTTAGGACCAACAGCATTTGTAGGTAATACTGCAGATGCAGCAGTACCAGTGGCAGTGTTACCAACCATGGCATCATAACCGACACGCTTGCCTTCAGGGGTGCTGAGTTCAGACCAGACATCGAGCCATTCACCATATTGACGGTCAATGAGTTGGCCACCAATTTCGACTTCGACTTGCTTAACTAAAGCGTTGCCGAGACCATAGACGGCAGCGGCACGGGTACCAAAGGTGCATTCGAGCCACATGTCCTTTATAAGGTCACCGTTGCGGCTGATGGTAGCAGTTACACGGCGACCAAGTTCGACGGAGCCAGAGAAGGTTTGTTCAATGGATTCCATAGCGAAGTTAGTGTGACGACGGTAAACTACTTTGAAGAAAGTAATTTGAGGGTTGCCCGTAAGATAAATATCTTGGGCACCATAAGCGACAAGTTGCATAAGACCACCTCCCATTTTAGATTATTAGTTTTGTATAAATAAGATTATTACCATATTCATAGAAATTATAAAAAATAGGAATTTATTTATTTTTTCCGATTTACCCCGGTATCATATCTTATTTACCCCGGATTATTTGTCGTTTATTTTTTCCGATACCAAAATTACATAGCAATACTATGGTATTTTCAGATAGTAATAAATATAATAAAACAAAAATTGAAATTATGTTTTATAGATACAATATACTATTTACACATTTAATCTAAACCCAGATTTTCAGCAAAACGGTAAATTACCTCACTTCTGCAAAAAAAATGGAAAACGCTGATGCCCAAGATTATCCAAAGTTTGTAAAGCAGAAATATTCGGTTGAATATAATGAATTACACAAATTAATTAATAGACACAACGACATTAGAGGTGAATATAATAAATTGATGAATCAGTATAAGTGCACATTTATATTGGCAGAAATACCTAATTTTACATTTGCATATCCTAAATTACAATTAATATCTATTTGGCGTATTATCTATAACATTGATGAAGTGTTAAATAGACAACATGAGACATACACTTTAATCAAATTGAATGAAGCATTAAGCCTTATGTTAAATGGGTGTCAGCTTTCAGACCAAGAACGTGCAGCGATTTGCAATGTTCAATCGTTACCCAAAACTACACAAATCGAAAAATTTATTTACAACGGACGTCTAACATATATGCAATCTTATCTGCAGAAAAAACTTCTTCCCTTTTGGCATGATAGACTAACACCGGAATGTATTGAATTTGTTACCGAGAACATTGAAAAAGGAATTAAGGCCACAAATGAATTCATTGCTAAGGAAGACCTAATCAATCAAGTATACTTTGCCAAACCAAGACCTGAAAACTGGCGCGAACAACTCAATGACGCAGGTATTCCGTTTAACGAAAATGATTAATCCATCATTAGGCTGATTGTGCTTGTGGCGGTTTCGCTGCAAGCAGAATAAGCTGTCATTAGGCTGATTGTGCTTGTGGCGGTTTCGCTGCAAGCAGAATAAGCTGTCATTAGGCTGATTGAGCTTGTGGGGGTTTCGCTGCAACTTTTTTTGTTACCATCCGCTTAAGTGGTGTTGCCGTTTTATTAGTTGCACCTGATGATGTTTGTGTGTCAGATGCTGACGTATTTTCTTCCGTAGACTTAAGCATAACGCCAATTTCATGCTTTTTATTATTGGTAAGCGTATACACTAAATCACGCTTCATACCAACAAGCGGAATGACACCCTGATACATGGTGCCATTAGCAACCCAGTCCTTTGCCATAGTATCAAATTTTGCTATCTCCTCAAATTCCGTGCTAAGACCGAGTTGTGCAAATTGACCCATAAATTTATCATATTCGCATTGCCGTTCTTCTTGGTTGCGGTTGCTTGATTGCTTTGCTGCGAGACGGTCCAAATGCTTCTGACGCTTAATAGTTGGCATAGTAACAGTTTTTAAATATTTATTATGTATATGTATTGTGTTATATATTATTGTAAAAATATGCTTAAGCTTTTTAGAAAAAAGAAATAAGTTAACATGTACCGTCTAATCCCTATTTTAATTACACCTCTCCTTTTTGTTCTGGCAGCACAGAAGTGCTGCCAGCATGCCTATGTGCTCTAAAGAGCACAGTAGGTTCTCTTTTTGCTGGCGCAGCCCGGAAAGCTTTTTGTTCTCTTTTTGCTGGATGGCTTTGCCATCCAGAGAAAAAGAGAGGTGTAAAAATAGAGGATTAACGGTGTAATGTGGAGTGTAATTAAAATTACGACTCCACGGTATTAGTTTGCACAGCTTCACCACACCAAATTTTTTCGAGTTCTTCAATATCTGTAACATACATATTGCATGCATATGATTCCCATAAACGGCGGATTTCAAGATTCTTATAGTTTATAAATTCGCGGGGTAAGTAGCTAAGTTCGTATTTATTAAATCCCATTTCGCCGGATGACATTGTAACGTTACATGTAGTAAAGCCAAGTTTTGCACCTTCGATAATATCGGTAACTGTATCCCCGATTTTCAGCCCATTTACATCATAATGGTTAACGCCGAGTTTTTTCATAAGCATCTTTGCTTGCCATGCTTCAGGACGACCGATGCGCACTTCATCACTGGCAACATATTTGTCAATATGTACACCTTGATATTCCAGATTTTTCATAATTCGCTCGGTAACATTCATATTATATTCCGTAGTAACACCAATCATGATACCTTGTGAATGAAGCCATTGAGTCAGGGTTGCATCATTTGGACCAGTAACTGAATTACAATCAATAGCACTCATAATATTTGCATTAATCATATCGCTGATATCATTTATTTGATAACGGCATGGTTCACGCATATTTGCCTTAATATATTCCGCACGTAGCTTTGGCATATTAAGTAACTTACTTACATGACTATATATATCTATACCAATATCATGTTTAATATCTTGTTCTGTAATATTTTTAATACCAATATCATTAAATGCATTCATAAATGCATTGATATTACATCTACGACCATAATCAATTAGTGTTCCGGCTAATCCAAAAACAACCAAATTATGTTGCATTAGCATGTCACGTGTTACTTTGCTAATATTTAGATGCAGTCTTGTAGCTGCCATTGTAATATAATAATCAATAATCAATAATCAATAATCAATAATAAATATAAGTATTTATGAAATTTTTTTCATTAGAATAACAAAACAATTTTTATGTTTTATGATTAAATATTATAACGTAAAAATAAATTTTAAAAAAATAAGTAATTAACAATCATAATGAACTATAAAATATTTAACGACTCGGAC